CTTCGAGGACAATGATGCCGTGACGAGGATGGTGGAGTGGTTGTGATCCAGATAAACGATCCTCAGGTATGGGACGATTACACTGAGGGTTTTCTGGCGACTTACGACCAGTCGGTAAACAATCATCACGAAGCACTTATCGCGGGTCTAAATATGGCCGCAGATCGAGCATACGAAAGGGGCTGGGAGTCACATGCAGACAGTGTTTGGTACGACGAGTAGTAAGAACTTCCTACGGTTCAGTGAAGCCGAGGGCGCACAGGTTGTTTCCGACCTGAAGGATGAGAACGATTTTTGGCGATCCAAGGGTGGTTATTCCAATGAGATTGAGGGGTATGAAGATGAGTAGAGCAGGACTGATTATTGGGGCGTGTGCGGGGGCGGCGCTTCTGGGTGTGGCAGTGTTCGGTGGTGCTGGTGCGGCGAATGCCGTGGTTGTTGAGCCGTATACGATTGTGGCATGGAATGTATCTGACCCGATGGACGTTTGGGCTGTTCCGCAAACCTATCACGCCTCTCTGGGTATTACTGTTCCAGACCTGACGGCGCTGGATTCGACTCTGGAGTGTGGTTCTGCTTACCAGATCGATATCTACAATTCTGGTCCTATTACGGATGCGCTGATCGCTGGCGGGGTTCTGGTGGGGCCGAATAATCCGCAGGAGGACTTAATCCCCGGTGGTGATAATGTGGCTTACCATGTGATCAACACTGCCGCGTGTGTGGTCCCTCCAGTTGTTGTCCCACCGGTGGTGACGCCTCCGGTTGACGTTCCGGTGTCAACGGAGCCTGAGCTTGCGTATACTGCTACGGAGATTAACCCCATGGCACCTATTTCTGCTGGCCTTACGGTGCTCCTCGGCGGGCTGATGTTCATCTGGGGCCGTCTTCAGGGGTTTGGGCTGCACCGTGCGTGAATCTCAGGATCGTCCGGAAGGGGTCGAAGAATGACGCTCACGCCGTACACGCCAACGACCAAGCAAATTCGCGACTGCTTCGTGAAAGGCGCTCCGAAGTTCATGGATTCGCGCACCGAGCACGAGGGCGAGTTCGACCGCTGGCTCGAGGACATCCGTAACGCCGTGCTCGTGCAGCACCCGATTATGTCGATGCCCGCCCGTAGCTACGGCGACAGGGACGCGAGTGGGTGCCCGGTCTGCCGCACCTATGGGCCTTGCCCGACGCGCACCGCCATTACTGAGGCAACTGCGCTTGAACCGAGGGATAATGGCTAGTTCATTCGCCCGACAGGCGTATAGCGGTAGGCCCGGTGAGTATGATGCAACACAACAGACTTACGATGAAGGCTTTAAGAAGGCTATGAAATTAGTGGACGACATTGTTAGTGAGTGCGCCCCTCAAGGCTATTATGAGCGTTTCAATGAGAATCTTCTGCACCGCCGTCTTAAGGAAATCTGGGAAGACTTTGCAGGCTAAGGGCATATTCTTGCGAATTCAAGATGCTAGTGGTAAACGTGCTAACGTTGAGCGGGTGGTTGGTGAAGATGAAGCCGAAGAGACGATACAGAATTTGATCCGGTATTCTGAAATTCCGCGCGTTGCAAATTGGCACTAAAATTTTTGGCGGGAAATCGAAGTCTGGGATTTACTTTTTAAGGAGAAATGATGGATGAAGAAAAACTGCGAGTCATTGTTGCCGTGGATGAGGACGGACACGTTACGGCTTATGGTCCTTACGAGGATGACCATGATGCACAGCTAGCTCACGCTCTCATCTATGAAGACTTCGATTACGATATCAACGCTACGATTGTGGAACTTGATCCTTACATGACAAGGAGCCGCTACTGATGCGAGGATTTATTGACTTGAACTATGTGGACTGTGAATTCTGCTGGCGACAAGCTTCCGTTCTGGTTACCGATGAATCCGACAAGGGTTTGGAGTTCGTTTTTACATGCGAAGACCATAAGACTAAGGCGTTCTCTTGACTGAAGATTACATTCCCATAAAACTAAGCGAAGGTTCCGTGCATTGTTCTCTGTGCCCTTGGCGACACGTTGGTAGTGATTCAGAAAATTTAATGCACTTCATTAACCATTGGAGTAAGTTCCATGCTTGAACCTTTCCAGCTTGATCCGATCCAGCGTGCAGCAGTGGATGAGATGCTTGCTGACACCTCGGGCGGGGTACTGCTTGCGGCGGACACAGGCACCGGCAAGACGCTTCTGGCTCTGACCTACGTGGAGGAGTCCAAAGCTAAGCAGGTTCTGGTAGTAGCCCCCTTGCAGACGCTGGGTAAGAACTACGGCGAACTTGCAGAGTATTCCGAAGGCTGGAAGGGCACCCACCAGCAGCAGCAGATTTCTATCCCGTTCTACCAGATTGACAGTACGGTGTCAGGCAAGAAGGCACTAGCAGCATTACAGTGGGGCGCACCGGGCGTCTACTTCGTGGGCCATGAGATGTTCTGCCGCATGGGCTGGGAAAAGGTGCAGCAGTTCAACCGGGACAAGACACCCAAGAAAAAGTTCAATCAGAAGACCAAAGTTTGGGAAGACGTTTACAAGAAGGTCCGCACGGATGTTTGGGATGTGACTGTGGATATTATCATTTTCGATGAGGTCCATCGTGCCCAGAGTCTTGACAGCGTGACGTTCAAGACCCTCCGTGGCGGTGGTCTGAATGGTGGCAAAGGCAACCCAAAGGCACGCATGAAGCGGATTGGGGCCAGCGGCACGTTCGAGGGCAACGGTTTCGGCGGTGCGCACCCGGTTACGCTATGGATTTGGCCGACTAAAATCGACGCGAGTGCAGCAGTGTGGCGCAGTAAGTGGGCTGAGACTAAGTACTCCCCGTTCAAGACCGGCAATATTGAGGTCATCGGCGAGCGGGACCCGGGAGCATTCGTTTCGAGTTTACCATGCTACATCCACATCAAAGCAGACTTCGATATCGAGGTTATTCCGGAGACTTTCTTCGTAGACCTTTATCCGGAGCAGCGTCGCGTGTATGATGAGCTTGAGGCTAAGATGGTGGCGTGGATCGAAGACAACCCTATGGTTGTGAAGTTCCCGATCACCAAGAGGATTCGTCAGCGCCAAGCCACATTGGGTATGCCTGAAGTGGAATATATCGAGAAGGAAGATGGGGAGATTGACATTAAAGTGTCATTCGATCTGGACTGCCTTTCTGCTAAGATTGATGACCCTGAGAACGGCTTGTTCGCAGTGCTTGAGGGGTTCTTCGAGGGCGAGGAGGCGCTGATCTACACGGACAGCCAGCAGTTCGCCGATGTTCTTACCTACCGCATCAACAAGAGATACGGTGGTGAGGTGGCACGCTCATGGCATGGTAAGATTCCACGCAAGAAGCGCAACGAGGATAAGGCTGACTTCCTGAACGGGCGGTACAAGTATATGGTTGCAGTGATTAAGGCTGTTGGCACTGGAACAGATGGACTCCAAAGAGTGGCGCATAATATGTTGTACGTATCATCGGATGATTCCATGGTGGAAGGCAAGCAGTCGAAGGCCCGCACGATTCGTCGTGGTCAGGCGTCCAAGATCGTGCGTGTTGCATGGATCATTGCGCGTGGTACCATCGATGAACCGCAGTTCGTGACATTGATTGATCGTGAGATTCAAGCGAACCGCAGAGCGAAAGTGAGGAAAAGAAATGGATAACCGAATATGGGCCATTGAGGGGGTTAGCGGAGAATATGACACCATTTGGAATGAGGTTGTATCCGTCTGGTGGTCCGAGGATGAAGCTTCTGCTGAGCTTGACCATCTAATTAAGATTCAAGGCAGGCCGAATAAAGATAACGTTGACACATGGACGGACTACAGTATAACGTTTTATGAGGTCGGCAAGTCCAGCATTGAGGAGACAGAATGACAGTAGCAACTATCGAGAAGAAGCGCGCCGGTCGCAAGACCAATGTGGAGCGCTTGCAGATTCAGGCCAGCAGTGCGAGGCAGGAAGCTGAGGCTAAGCTAGAGCAGGAGAAGATTGACCGCTTCCTGAAGCAGGAGTCGAAGCGTGTAGAACTGGTTCAAGTGGACCAGAAGCCCACGCTCTGGGTTCTTATTGGTCTTACATTGGTAGCTTTCATCGGTGGCGCTATTCTCACAGCAAATGCCACTATCGATGTTGCGGGTTTGATGGGGGTTGCCGTTGACTGGATGCGGGTAGGAGCTTTCGCTGCTATCGAGATTGCCATCCTTGGGTTTCTGATGGGCTACCTGATGATCGGTTCGCGGCCCTACGAGAACGCCGAGAAGGAGGCCAAGCCGTGGTGGTACCTCACCGTGTTCTTCTCCTCCGTGACAGTGGTTTCCAGCGCATTCCATACGATCAAGTACCATGAGTACAACTTTGGCAATCCGGAACTATGGGCTGGAACCTTCATGGCGGTGATTATCCCTCTCTCCTACGTTTTTATGAGCAAGATGCTGTCAGTTGCCGTGTTCGCTAGGAACATTCGCCTATGACTAAACGAAACAATATTGTCAGCGAGAAGATGGAGACTAGTTATTGGTCCAAAGTTTCCGACAAGAAGAGTGTGGTAGGCACCTACGAGATTGACCCGTGGGTTCTGGATGCTCTGGAGAAGAAGGGAAGGCCACCGAACACCAAGAATACAGAGTGCGCGGCTGGTCACAAGTTTGTTGAGGGATCATACCGTGATTATGTCAACGCGGTAGGCTATACAGAGCGGCGCTGTCTTATATGTAAAGCAGAGAAGGCCAAGGCTTACAAGTCCTCACTCTCCCGGCATACTCGTGATAGAATCAATGAACGGGAGTCACAACTAGCACGCGAGCGCAGAGCCGCTAAGCGTCTGGGCATTCCCGTTGAGGACTATCGGGCAACACTGGGGAATACAGATATCAAGAAGAATCCGTTAGCATATTTGATCACAACCCCAGAAGAGGGCAAGGCTCAGGACGCCGTGAACTACGCGGTTGACGACAGGGGCCGACCGAAGTGCGAACCGCACCCGGAAGACTATTTCAGTGACACTGAAATGTCAAACGAGGATGCCAAGCGACTGTGTGGAGGCTGTCCACTTGTTGTAGAGTGCTTAGCGCGGATGAAGTCTGCCGCTCCTATAGGGTCGTGGATGGTGGCCGGTCAGAGGGTTTTTTATGATGGTAAGATGATTGCATTGAGCAGCAAGTAAAGAGGAGAAGAATATGACAGAGGCAACAGAGCCTAAGGTTCCTGCGGTTATCACCGCAATTCAGAGCATTCTGGGCAAGATGAGCGTCGATAAGAACGGTACGCTTCCCGGCAATATGGGTGGCAAGCCCTACATTACGGCAGTTGATGCGAGTGCTGAGACTAAGCGCCAGTTCGTGGCTGAGAAGCTGGTGATTATCCCCAATGAGCACGTTATCCGCCATGAGGTGATCAACAACAACAATCGTTTGACAGTGGCTATTGTCATCGAGGGTAGTTACACTATCATCTCATCCATTGACGGTTCCAACGTTACTGTGGGCGGTGTGGGTGATGGTCTTGCTATCGGTACGGCTGTTGCTTCGAACATTGCTTCGACTAATGCCCTGAAGAACGCCCTGCTTCGCACGTTCCTGATCACCGAGCAGTCGGTGGAGGATGCGGCCAAGGACGGTGTGCCTGAGGAGAAGCCTGCGGCCAAGAAGACCGAGGCGCAGATCAAGAAGGAGTCCAGCGCTGCCGAACTTCAGACGCAGATCGCTGCTAAGGTTGAGGCATCTAATGTTTATGACTTCGAGGTTGTGAACGCACTGGGTGATGAGATTAGTGGCAAGCCGCGTAAGACGTGGTTCTCCAACCCGACTGATCTGCAAAAGGTTCTTGATGCTATTGAGAAGGGCCAGCTTCCCGCGTGAGTCGGCCAGAGCTAAGCCAGTACACCGGGGAGGGTGAGGGCAAAGGCAGGCAATACAAGCATCCGTTCAGAACGGACGCTGAAGGCAAGCCGCTTCTCGCCCCCTCAGTGACTACTGTGCTGAAGCTGGAAGACAAATCAGCGCTCATCCAATGGGCGGTGAACTTGACGGTTGACTGGGCAGTACGCAATGTTGACAAACTTTTGTCAATGAGTGTGGAGCGTGGGATTAATGTGGCGAAGTACCGTTGGCGTGACCAGCGGGACACCCGCGCTTTTGTCGGTACCGGAGTTCACGACTATGTTGAGGCCGAGCACACTGGTAGCTGGATGATCCCCGAGCTTGACGACGAACAGTTGCTCATGGTCGAGGAGTGGCGTAAGCTGAACGAGGAGTGGGATATCGAACCTATCCTTTCGGAGTTCACAATGTGGAGTCTCACACATGAGTACGCTGGTACGGCTGACGGCTTGTGGCGTTTCACCCACAAGGTGACCGGTGAAAGCTTCGTTGCGTTCATCGACCTGAAGACTTCGAAGAACACTTGGCCCGGTCATCACATGCAGATTTCTGCACTGATTAATGCTGATGTTCTCATGCACAAACTTGCAGACGGTGCGTGGGAGGAGTTGCCGGTACCACAGTTCGACAGGGTTTTGCTCATTCATCTGAGGGCACCCGAGTTCGATGAGTTCGGGAACAAGAAGTCTGAAGGAAAGCATGATCTGATCGAGGTCACGGATACTGACGAATGGTTCCAAGAGTTCTTGGGCTATCGTGCAGTGTTGAAGGCGCAAGCCGCTCGCAAGTCTAAAGAGAAGAAGAGAGAAGCTAAGGTGGGTGGGTTTGGTGCTTGATACTATTGTCGTATTCGACTTGGAAACAACCGGTGTTGATGTTCACGAGGATAGAATCGTTACCTCGTTCATGGGCCGAGTGTCGCCTAATGGCGAGTTGACGTGGCCGAAGTCTTGGTTGGTGAATCCGGGTATCCCGATTCCTGAGGGTGCTAGCGCTGTGCATGGCGTTTATGACAAGGATGTGGTCAAGGCGGCTAAGCCTGAAGAAGCTATCCGAGATATCATCGGGGTTATCGAGTGGTGCAACCAGTTCAATGTTCCGGTAGCCGGATTCAACCTTGCTTACGACCTGACGCTGCTGTACTATGAGGCTGTGCGTTACGGTTTCACGCCAGTGATTCCAGATATGGTGATCGACGGGTATATCATCGACAAGCGCATTGACCCGTACCGTAAGGGCAAGCGTACACTGGTTGCACAAGCTGCTACTTATGGTATCGAGTTCGACGGTGCTGCGCATGATGCCGAGGCGGATGCTGTGGTGTCTGGTAAGCTGATCTACAGGCTGCTGGAGGACCCGTATATCAAGACATTGAGACTTGACAAGCTGCATGAGCTTCAGAAGTCATGGGCCAAAGAGCAGGCGGCAGGGTTGCAGGCTTATTTCCGTAGGACTGATCCTAAGGCTGTCGTGAACGGCGACTGGCCGCTGAAGTTGAAAGAGGAGGACAAATGATTAGCAATAAGAATCATGCCAAGGTGGCTCAAAAGCGTGATGAGTATTATCAGAAGTGGCAGGAAGTTCAGCTTACACGCGATAAGGAACTAAGTAGAGTGCTCGAAGCTGTCAGGTCTGTGTTTGATCTGACCGAGCGGTATCCAGATGGTGAGGTTAAGTACACTGCTTGGAATCTGGGCTACACTCAGAAGCTGGGGCGTGACAAGCTAAAAGATGATCTGCTGGCTGCTGCTGCTGTTATTCCCGGTAAGGATGCGCTGGAGCGCTTGACTGGCCCGGTCAAGAAGGCTGGTAAGAAGAATGGCTGAGCTTATCATTACTACTGGACGCGCCGCCACTGGTAAAACAACATGGGCCATTGACTGGGTGAACGAAGACCCGCAGACCCGGCGCAAGACCGGTGATCTGGTTCAGGCCAGAGTCTGGTTGAGTCAGGGGTTTGATGTAGTATTGGACAGTGAGCATATCACTGGCTTTGACGTATCACTGAAGAAGTTTTAAGAGGAGAAGAAATGAAGACTGTAGGGATCGTTCTGCTGGTGCTGTTGGGTATCGCAGTTGGAGCGGCACTGTTCGTGCTGGAGGTCAACATGATCGTTTGGAATGTAACGGACATTGTGGACAAGGGCATTAACTTCTGGAACACGTTCTGGCTTGCGCTGGTGGCAGGTTCTGGTATTGTTGGCGTCAAGGCTATTAAGTAAAGGGGAAGAAGGAATATGAGTAACGCAGAAAACTATGTAGGGGCGACCACCACCGTTGTAGGCTGGGCGGCTTCGGAGGCACGCACGCCCAAGTACGACAAGGACGGCTCCAGCGGTGTGCTGGAAATTGCGGTCCCCATTAATGAGGGCTACAAGAAGGACGGCGAGTTCATCAAGACCGGCACTACGTGGTACACGTATAGTGCTGCTGGTGAGTACGCCAACGCCCTCAAGTCCATCAGCAAGGGCGACAAGGTTCGTATCGAGGATGCCAAGCAGGAGGTCCGTGAGTACCAGAAGGACGGTGTGACCGAGAAGGCCATCGGCCTGCGCTTCGGTACGATCACCGTTCTGGAGTCTACTGGTGGCGCTGCCTCCAGTGACGGCTTCACTCCGGGTGACGCTGGTGGCGGGTTCGGTTCGTAACAAGCATAATTTTGCCTCTGTGCTTTAACGGTAGGTCAGTTCGTGAGCATCTGAAATAGCTCTCACTTTTGACTTTAGAGGAGGAAATATGAAGAAGAAGTTTATCGCACTTGCGGCGCTGGCGCTGGTTGCCATTCCGCTACTGGCTTCCTGTAGTAGTGATGCAGACGTGGCCGACCGGAACATTGTAACTGCGGCTGAGCAGTTCGAGGTCCAGCGCACCATCGTGGGCATCAATGGTATTAGTGGCAACATTATCTTCTATGCGGAGGGCCGGTGCTCGTTCGAGTATCCCAGCGACAACCGCGTGGATGTGACCTGCAAGTATGCTGAGAATGAGTACCGTAAGAACGTGTTCATTATGGGCGATCAGGACTCCGTGGCAATCATTCAGGAGGAGCCTATTGACGTGTCGGTGTATCACACTCGCGTGATCCTCAAGCCTGAGAACTTGATCCCTGAGTTCGACCTTGAGGTTGGCAAGCAGTAACAACTTCGGGTTTCAGTTCCCCGAGAGGACCATGCATGGAGTTGGATTAAGACCGGACCACCGTGATTGGTAAACAAAAACTGGCGTGCGCTTGTAGGTTACTACCGTAATAGGAACCTTCTAACCGCGCTCTAGCCCAAATGGCAGGAGGCAACCGACTCAAAATCGGTACAGTGTCAGTTCGAGTCTGACGGGCGCGACAACAAGGACAGAACATACGCAACCGATGTGAAGATGTAAACTGGTAGTTCAACACTAAGGGGAGTATGGTTTTATGACAAACACTGAGAAAGCTTTGAAGCTGGCGGCACTGGGCTTCTACTGCTTCCCCGTGAACGGTGAAACCAAGCAGCCCTACTACCAGAAAGACGTGTTCGAGAACGGGCACCGGGACGCGACCACTGACCCTGAGCGGTTGGCTACGTGGTTCTCTGTGGACTTTCCCACCGCTGAGGTTGGAATCCACACGGGTGCTAGTGAACTGGTTGTGCTCGATGTGGACGTGGACGAGGATAAGTCCGGTTACGATTCTTTGGGCTTCTTGCCTATTCCTGAGACATTCTCATATCCTTCACGCTCCGGCAAGGGCAGGCACTACCTGTATGATCTTGCCGACTCTCCGTTCCTCGCACCGCAGAACCGGTACCGGCGCATGGAGGGCATCGACCGCAAGAGCGGCAGTAGCTACGTAGTTTTCTGGGGCGACTCCCCTGATAACCGGGACGCCCTGGCTGCGCCCCCAAGTTGGTTGCTGGACTTGGCTTCTGACGGTCAGGTTCATACTGGGTTCACGGGCGACGTTGATGACTGGTTCGCGTCTATCCCGCTAGGCGAGCCTACTGAGACTGTACGCGGAATCATTGACAACCTGCCCATGAGTGACTTCGGGCACCAAGAAGTTATTGGGATCACCTACCGTCTGGTCCGTTTGGCCGCTGAAGGGCACACGGGAGTAGATTGGGCCTTTGATGAGCTATGGCGGCGCTGGGTGAAACCACCCTACGATTCTCCCGAGCTTAAGAAAGAGCTTCAGGATGCAATCTTCGGAGCAATTCGCAAGGCCGGTGAGGCTGATGATGATATTTCCTCACTGCCGCCCTACGGAGAATCAGTAGATGCTGCCAGTATTAAGCTGGTTGACCTTCTTATGGCTGAGCCTAAGGGGAAGACTGGGTACTTCAAACTGATCCGGGCTTGTATTGCTGACGGACTGGACGATGATGACGTAGTGGCGAGTCTCGTGTGGTCTGCGCCTGCTACACAGGTGTATGCACGCGACTGGGGTATTAGCTACCTTCGTGAGCAGATTGCCAAGATTCGTGCTGATATGTCCTATGAGAAAGGTGAGGGGATCACTGGCCCCACCGAGGATGAGGATGGTTTCACCTCCACTAACGTAGTTCTTTTGACTGACGCCGAGCGCAAGTCTATTGAGCATGAGGTCACCATGATCGATCGTTATGTGGCGCACGCGGCTACCCGTGTTACCCGGCAGAACACGCCGTACACTACCATGAACGCATGGACGGTGCTATCGTGCTGGGCATCCACTTTGGGCTTCATCCCTCGTAAGAACGGTCGGGAGGGCCTGAATAGCTTCGGGATGATCCTCGGTGAAACAACCTCGGGCAAGTCCGCCGAGCGTAAACTGATGATGATGTACCTTAAGGAATTGTTCCTGAACGATCCGGGGTTCAACATCGGTGGTAACCCGTCACCTTCGGCGTTGACTAAGAAGCTTCTGGAACGCGACGATCAGCTTTCGTTCTTCAATAGGGATGAGGCCCATGGGGCGATGAAGACATGGATTGGTGCCGACTGGTCTAGCGGATTGCTAGAAGATTTGGCGGACTACTACGATGGCTGGGTTTCGGCGCAGCTTCGCACCAGTGACAAGGATGGCACTGGAGCTAAGGGAGCTCGTACACATTTTGTCATGCACTTGCAGGCAACTCCTGATGCCATGATAGCTTTGCTCAACCGTGATTTGTTCTTGTCCGGTTTTCTTGCGCGCTTTATCTGGGCTCTGGGGTGGCCGCGTGAGGTTTCCTATGAATCGATGGCGGAAGAGGATTCAGAGGGCGATGAGGTTCGCCTTGGATTTGATCCGTACAGCCGTCAGGGGGCTTGTGAGCTTTCTGTGGCACGTAGGTTCGTACAGGAGGACACGGGAGAGCTTACGACCCCTGTGAGGATTGACACTATGGCGTCAAAGCGTATTCAGGATGCTAAGTGGCAGTTGAATAAGATGTTCGAGCGTGATCCGAACTTTGAGATTCTTCAGCCTGCCCTTGTGCGTATGGGTGTTATGATCCGCAAGGCTGCTTCCATGCTGGTGCTCAGTGAGGGGCGCACGGTGATCGAGGTGCGGGATATCTTGCTGGCCCTGAAGGCCGCTGAGGAGTGGACCTCCAGTCTTGCTATTGTTGCCCGCCAGATTGTGGCGAGTGATTGGCAGCGGGCTACGGATGAGATTGAGGCGTTCCTTGATGGCCTGCCGTTCCATGAGGCTAAGCGTGAGCGGTTGCTTCGTAAGTTCAAGCATGTTGAGGGAGTTCGTATGGAGCAGATGATTGGCTCGCTGATTGCTCAGGGCCGCTTGCGTGAGTATGGCGGCGGGACTACGGGCAAGATGATCGCGGTGGTGAAGGATGAATGAGAAGGAACATGCTAGGCTAATCTCTAAGCTGTACTTCGGCCACCCGGACGGATGCTACGAGGCTCTTACCTCCAAGCCGGACTGTCGAGGCTACCGGAGATTCTGGTATCGTGGGCAGTGGCGGCAGGGGCACCGTATCACATATGTATGGTTGAATGATGATTTGACTCTTCGGAAGGAACCACTTGACATTCCGGAGGATAAGCCTACACTTGATCATAGTTGTGTGAATAGGGACTGCTGGCGACCAGCACATCTTACCCCCATGACTTTGAAGAAGAACCATGAGCTTAGGGCTATGAGATATTTCGAACGTAAACGCAAGGCTTTAGAGGAAGAGGCAATATGAACAGCGATCCGACAGCATTTGATTTGAAGGCACAGGGAGGGAATCCGCGCAATCCATTCACCTTGCGCATCACTGGCGTCACAATGCACGGTGATATCGCGCTGGATATGCCATTCATCACCGAAGTGGCTCCCAATCTTTGGCAGGGTGGCGTTGAGACTGGGCTACTGCTTCCCGATACATTCAAGCATGTAGTGAACGTGTATGCTCGTAAGAGCTATGACGTGAAGCACAGCCTCCGGTCTAATGTCGTGGTCAGCATGAATGACTCTATCGATCAGACGTTCGAGCAGGTCGATCTTCTCGCGCAGTGGATTAACCTGTGCCGGGATTCTGGCCGTGTGCTAGTTCATTGTCGGGCTGGGCTTAACCGTTCATCACTGGCGGTTGCTAAAGCTCTCCTACTGTCTGGTGAGGTTTCGACTGGTGCTGAGGCTGTAGAGTTGATGCGGGCCAAGCGCTCCCCAGCAGTTCTGTGTAACCCGGCATTCGAGAAGTGGGTGATGGAGCAGTAATGGACAAGTACAATGAGAAGCGCTGGACGGAACTTGTGCTAGCATTCAAAAAAGAGTTTGGCCGACTTCCCAGTACCACAGATATGTGGATGTTGATGGAGGCTGAGGCTAGCATTGCACTATCGAAGGATGATAGCGTGCAGACTATGACATTCGTTGAGGGGAGAGAAGTACATGAGTAAGATTCTTCGGTGGATCGCAGAGGGCTTTCTGCTGTTTGTTGCAGTGATATTTCTGATCGCATATATTGCGACAGATGAAGTTCGTGCAGCAATTGTCTCGCTGGGTGCCGGTTTGTTGGCAGTTGCACTGGATAAGAGGAGTAAAGATGAGTAAGCTTAGAATTCAGCGCGGCATTCCGGCCTCCGGTAAGACAACCGACGCCCTACTGTGGGTTTCTGAGTCTCCGGAGACTCGTGCGCGGGTCAACCGTGATGATATCCGTTACCAGTTGTTCGGCAAGTATTGGGGTGTCGATGAGCTTGCTGTCACGAAGGTGCAGGATGCAAGCCTGCGGGCTTTACTGAAGGCCGGTAAAGACGTGGTGCTTGATAACACTAACCTTGCGGCGAGCTATGTGAAGAAGACATTGAAGCTGGCGGCTGAGTTTGGTGCGGAGGTGGAGTTCAAGGACTTCCCGATCACCTACGAGGATGCCGTCACTCGTGATCTTGGGCGTGATCGCCGTGTCGGTTACAAGGTAATCAAGTCATTTTTCGACCGCTACACCCCCAACGGCAAGATGCCGCCTATCCCCACTATTGACGCTAAAGCGTCAACGGCGTTTGAGCCTTACGTTTACACGCCGGGGCTACCGCACTGCATCATCGTGGATATCGATGGCACGTTGGCGCACATGGACGATAGGCGCGGTCCCTACGATGACACGAAGTATCACCTTGACCGTTTCGATGAGGTTCTGGGTCGTCTGTCTTTCTGGTGGGCGCAGTCGGAGAACGCTGATGTGATTGTGCTCTCTGGCCGTGATGATGCCTACCGAGAGGCTACAGATAAGTGGCTACATGCCAATAGGTTCAACTTTTATGAGGCGCTGTACATGCGTTCGGCTGGCGACACTCGCAATGATGCCATCGTGAAGAACGAATTGTTTGAGAAGCACATTGCTGGCCGGTACAACGTGGATTTCATTCTGGATGACCGTGACCGGGTTGTGAACATGTGGCGGGCTAAGGGTTTGAAGTGTCTACAGGTGGCCCCGGGTGACTTCTAAGTTTCTTTTTAAGGATGATGAGGGTTGGGTTTCGCTGGAACCGGTAAAGCCAAAATTCCGTTGGAACGTAGACGTATCGGGCTATAAGTTTAACCTTGACATTCAAGAGGTTATGCGTGACACTATACAGAAGATGATGGAGATTGAACATAACGTCGAGTTGGAGATTGTGGCAGAATTCATGCGAGGGAAGGGCTATACGGTGACAAAGAATGATTAACACGCCTAGAGTTTTCGATAGCCTTTATCACACGCTACTGTCCGAATCCGACTGGGACTTGACGGCATGTGTCGATTGGTTAAAAGATGAAATGGGCCAAGAGGCTGACGGTTTCGTTGACTGGATGATGCAGTTTTACCCGGAGAAAGTGGAGGAATGGGTTGAGTGACGAAAGAATAATCCTAAAGATGGAGTACGGTTCTCGCGCTCACGGCACCAACACTGTCGATTCTGACAGCGATTTCATGGGCGTGTTCGTGGAGCCTAAAGAGTATGTCACTGGTATCCTGCACATGGACACTCAGGAGCGCAAGTCTGCCGTCAAGGGTACACGCTCTACTGCGGTGGATCACGACACGGTTCTGTATCCTCTGCGTAAATGGGCGGCGCTCGCAGCCAAGGGAAACCCTACAGTGCTTACCGTTCTGTTCGGGCAGGAGGACAAGTACGAGGTGCTTACGGCCAGTGGATTGAACCTGCTGATGAATAAGAGGATGTTTCTATCTAAGCAGGTCGGTGAGCGTTTCCTTGGGTATATGATTTCCCAGCGCAATGCACTGCTGGGCACTCGCAATAAGAAGACCAACCGCCCTGAGCTTGTGCATAAGCACGGTTACGATACCAAGTTCGCGTATCATATGCTACGGTTGGGAATTCAGGGCATCGAGGTTATGAATACTCAGAGGATTAGCCTCCCCATGATTCCTCAGAACGTCAATGAATTGTTGCAGATTCGTAACGGTGAGATTGACAAGCAGGAAATGCTCGATTGGTCGTATAAGCTGGAGAAGAATCTGCGGGCAGATATTAACCTGTCTACGTTACCCGACGAACCTGACGTGACTGGTATCAATAAGATGCTGCATGGAATTTACGAGACTGAGTGGAGGATGATGGATCGTGGATAGGGAGCAAATCCTGTGGGAACTGCGGTACTGGTTCCAGAACAAGGCGAAGCTGGGCAAGAAGATCAGCGCGAAGAAGCTGCTGAAGAGGTTTAATAAGTTGGAGGAGAAGTATGAGTAAGCATTTGTATCGTCTGGAAATTGAGATTCTTGCAGACAATTGGGATGAGGCGTTCCATATCGCCACCCAGAAGGTGAGCCGTCCTGAGGTTCTGAAGCCGGGTGGAGTGTTGGGTGTTGACTCTTGGCGTTTGTTCATGCAGACTGGTGGACCGTCCTATAGCATGAAAGAGATTATAAGTGAACATTGATGGAAATGTCGAAGAAGGAACTCGCGTCAAGGTAACTTTTTATGCTACAGTGAATGAAATCGGTGGCAACTATATGGAGCTTCAGATTGAAGATGAGCCAGACAAGGTAATCACCGTGCGCGACAGCGGGAACTATTGGATTGAGGAGGCGGAAGATTGAAGCTAGATAAACCGATCAACGAGAATTACGCGGCAGTCGTCGTGGAGGTTAAGGCTCTGCGCGAGTTGGAGAATTGCGACAATGTGCAAGGGTTGAGCGTCTTCGGGCTTCAGGCCATCGTGGACAAGTCCGTGAAGGTGGGCGATATCGGTCTGTTCTTCCCTGCTGAGACTCAGTTGTCTGAGGAATTCGCAAAGATGAATAATCTTCATCGTCACACCGACCGCAACGCTGACCCGAATGAGAAGGGTTACTTCGAGGACAATCGTAGGGTGAAGGCTCTGCGTTTCCGTGGGCACGCGAGCAATGCGTTCTTCATTCCGCTGAGTGCGCTCAATTATCTCTACGAACTCGTTCCCGTCAAGGATTGGGCTGGTTTTCACCCTGCTCCGGGTGACACCTTTGACAAGATCGGTGACCATGAGATTTGCCGCAAGTATGTACTCAAGGAACCCGGTGTGAACCGTGGCCCGTCCGCGAAGATCAAGCGGGTTGACCTGAAGGTGTTCCCTGTCCACATCGACACGGACAACTACTGGCGCAACTCGGACAAGATTCCCTCTGATGCAGAAGTGATCATTACTCAGAAGCTGCATGGTACCTCCGGGCGTTGGGGCAAGGTTCCGGTCACTCAGGATTTGACGTGGCTGGAGAAGATCGCACGCAAGCTGGGTGTTCGTGTCGCTGATAAGCAGACGCAGTTGGTGGCGGGTTCACGGATGGTGGTCAAGTCCATCGACGGTGAACTGGAGGAGGGTAAGAACCACTTCTACCTGACCGACCTGTGGAGCGAGTGGGGCAAGAAGCTGCATGACCTTATCCCGGACAACTTCATCGTCTACGGTGAGCTTGTCGGGTGGACGAGCGATCAGACCCCGATCCAGAAGGATTACACGTATGATCTGGAGCCGGGGCAGAGTGAGCTTTACATCTACCGCGTTGCTGTAGTCACTGAGGCGGGCCGCACGGTTGACCTCAGTTGGAATCAGGTTAAGGAGTTCGCATTCGAGACTGGGCTGAAGCATGTGCCCGAGTTTACTCGCGTCCGTCACGAGGATTTTGTGGTTGATAGCTTCATCGACAGCCGGTTCTATGATGACTGGTCGGACAACGAGGCTGGCAGTTTCACTGATACACCTGTACGCTTGTCTAACATAAAGACCGTTGACGAAGGTGTCGTAGTGCGATACGATGGGCCTCAGGGCGTGTACCTGTTGAAGGCGAAGTCTCCGATCTTCCTCGGTCACGAGACTGCCATGCTGGATGCTGAGGCTGTGGACATTGAGGCTGAGGAGGCTAGTCTTGCTTGATGAAATGGATGACCGTATTTCAATATCTGTCCGAGAGTATGAATCGCTTAAGTTTGATAGCCGCAAACTTCTGGAATTAGAGGTGCAAGGTGTAGACAACTGGGATGGCTATGACTATATCGACTGGGATTACATCAACACTGGGGAGCGAGTAAATGAATAACAAGTTCGAACGAACTATCAGCGCACGAGGGCTGACAGTATCTAATCGTGGTGCCACTATCGAGTATGAGGGTGAGCGGTTTCTGGTGGAGGATGTGAAATATCAAGGGAACACTACGCTGGTGAAGATCACCAACTATGTAGTTATCCCCAATGATGCACAGATTTCTATTTGGGATTAGTCCGATATGACAATCTACGAACACAACGGCAGAGAGCGTCGAGTTCATGCGCGCTATCAAGTCTGTTGGTGGAAACGTGGTAACAAATATCATTCCGGGCCAGTGATGCATTATTATCATAGGAATCCCGCAATGCTCTTTGCTCGACTGGGCGTTTTATTCGGGTATTCTGTTGATGTTATCGATAGGAATCCATAATGGAACCACGTAGTCTCTACATCCACCCATGGCCTTTAACGGGGGATGACCGGGAGCTTGTTGTCGCAGCGAAACAGAAGCTGGACTTCGACTTTCTGGTTGTCCCCCAGCGGGCTTTCGGTCAGGACGCTGAAGGTCCGCTCCGGTTGACTCCGGATATGTCCACGAGGGTACTGTGCATCAGGGAGGAAAGCCCGTTCCTGTGCGACCATGCCTACGTGCCCGACCCCGCTAACGAGGAGGCGCTGCTGGCGGCTATCGAGTGGGTTCTGACTCCGGGGCTTATTGACATTCGAGCGTCAACGGTGGACAGTATGCTGGCGAAGATGGGCATCAAACCCGTAGACCCGCTGAAAGAGCGGTACAGGAATTTGAGTAAGAATCTGGGACTGAACCACAGCAGCAAGGTTCCGATTTTCCAATCACTGGAGGAGGAAGTTGATACTGGTGAATAATGAAGATCTAGATGTGAAGATCATCGAGCCGGGGCATCAGATCAACGTAGTTGATACTTCGAAGTCAACGCGCGATATGGTGAAGCTGGCTGAGGCTAACGGCTGGGAGGTCAAAGTGGGCCAGAGCAAGTTCTATGAGCCGCCTAAGGTCTATAAGACGGGTTCTAGGGCTGGTGAGCAGCACGGGGAGAAGACGGTAGTTAACCACTGGATTCAGGGTGTTAACCGTGAACGCAAGCAGAAGATCGATGCGGTGTGGCATGACGGTGCGTTCAAATATGGACGCCATAGTGCCACTATCGGTCTAGTGAATGCTACGCAGTTGAAGAAGTTTATCAAGGAAGAAGAGGAAAATAATGGATAAGGAATTAGCACAAGAGATTGCGGATGCCTACACAGTAGAGTATTTGGAACGCGATCTGGAGTTCATGGATTTTGTGGAGTTCGTTGACGAGAATTATTCACCTGAGGATGATGATCTGCAGTATGATGATATCTTCCCGTTGGTAACGCAGAACATCTCCAAGGCGCTTCAGGATTGGTTGGATGACTGATGCACATCCTAGTGGATATGGACGATACAGTAGCAGACTGGTCGGCAAACTTTGACAGCTATCTTGACGATGAGTGGTACAAGGCTCTCAGCGCCAACATCAAGCGCAAGCCTGATCGTGTTGGCTTCAACTTGCATGGTGGGTGTACTCCAGAAGAGTCGGGAATCATCAATGATATTATGGACATTCCCGGTTTCTATTCAGAACTAGAACCTATTGATGGTGCAATCGAAGCACTAAACGAGATGCTGGCCGATGGTCATACGGTTACCCTCGTATCCTCACCGTGGAATACAAACCCTACGTGTGCCAGTGATAAAATCACATGGGCTGAGGAGGTTATCGGTAAGGGCTGGGGTGATCGCGTGGTGATTACCAAGGACAAGACTGCCGTGCGCGGTGATATCCTGATCGATGACAAGCCTGATATCAAGGGCGACTACGATCCGCAGTGGACTCAGATTCTTTTTAACCAGCCGTACAACCGTTACAAGACTGGACTTACTCGGCTTTTTCGGTGGAAAGAGTGGGCGTCTATCGTAACGCTTACTGATTATCTGGCGAAGAATTCCCCTAAGATTGTAAAGCGTGGCATTTGGATCAATCGAGAAGCGTGGGAGGGGGGTAAAATTCCAGAGTCCAAGCCGGGTGTCGATGATGGATTTGGCTCCATTAGTGCCACGCGTGAGGCTCCCAAGTTTAGCGGTGAGGTTCGCTCAGTTTCTTCTACGGGCGCAGAGAAGGGCGTCAAGCAGGCCCGGTTTGATCTGATCCCTGTTGGCGCGCTGACCAAGCTAGCCGAGCACTACGGCGCTGGGGCCTTGAAATACGATGACAATCAATGGCGCAAGGGGTACGAATTTTCCAAGTCATATGCTGCCATGATGCGTCATGCCACTCAGTGGTGGGACGGGGAGGAGATTGATGAAGAGCTTAACAGTCATCACCTTGCGGCTGTGGCTTGGCATTCCTTCGCACTTCTCACGTATTTAGAGGAAAATCCTCAGTTTGACGATAGGTTCAAGAAAGAAGTTTCCAATGGAACGCATTGAATGTTTCCCCGGTATTGTGATTGAGCAAGGAAAGCACTACTCGCATCCGAATGCGCTGAGTGATGGAGGTTGCTCTGAGGGTTGCTGTGATGATTACTATTGTCCAGATTGTGGAACCAGTTTTCGAGTAGAGGCGGCGGATTGACTAACCTGTGGTCCTTTGACTTCGGAGAAACAACCGGGGTCAGCTTGGGCTTCTATGGCCCGACCACCGCCTACCGCTTGCTGAAGGCGTGGGAGGTTCAGGGAGGCGCTGAGGGCTTCCTTGACTGGTGCCGCTCCGTTGACAATAAAATGTCAACGCTCGATACGGTCGTGGCAGAGCGTTTCGTACTGAACCCCGGAGAAGTGTTTCGGTTCCTTCCTGACCTAACTGGAGTACCAATCGAGGGCATTCTGATGGCACTATCCCCAGCACCTATTTATTGGCGGTTGCGGGCGGAGAAAACTGTGGACGATCAGATTCTGAAAGACCATGGACTGTGGCAGAGCGGTCAGGGTACTAACCATGATGACGGTCGGGATGCTAACGATACGATTGTTCACGCGCTCGGGCATCTGAGGGACAAGTATCACTTGCCGACGATCAGGAAATACTTCCGGGCATAGAAGAGCCCCCGGCCTGTACTATACACGACAGGATTCGCGAGGGCAATTCTGTTAGATTGTTCACCTACCTTTCTATTGTAACACTTGGGCTATTAAGCACTTGGGTTAGAGTAGAAAGATTAGGCTAGCGTTTCCGCCTTGGTGATCGAAGGGCCATCGCCAGTCACACCGTTGACGATGATCGACTTGAGCACCGAGATAACAGCAGCAACGCCACCGACTGATGCGACAGCGATCCAGTTAACATCTCCGAAGCCGATAGAACCGACACCGATGGTTGCGATTGCGGACTGGGCAAACGTCCAGACAGCACGCTCACCAGCGGCCTTCCAAAATTCGATAGTAAACATTAGGTTTCCTTCCCTACTATAAGTTTAGCAGGTTTTTACTGGCAACTTTCACACTGAAGGTCGTCCATGGGATCGGTCATTACGCAGTAACCACCGACAGAATCTGTGTTAGTTTCGTTATTCATAGATTTCCAGTTTACACCAAGAACGATCAGTACGACACGCCGTGCTAGACTATTTACATGGGGGCTATGGAGAGTGAAAGAGGAAAACAGATCAAGCAGTGCAAGGCTATTATTGATGGAGAATCATGCATTCGGACTGTAGTGGCTGATGGCCACTGTGATCCTCATTACAGGCACGTCAAAAATGGCGGACAGCCCCGTAAAATACGATTTGTCCGAGTAGCTAACGCCACACTGGAAAGAAACGAAGATGGACACAAGTATTGCATTTATGCGGCACACTGGGTGGACCCCAGTCTATTCTACAAAGGAAACGCTACTGCTGATGGTCTGCAAATAGCCTGCATCGAATGTACTCAGAAGATGAGTATTGCTAGGCATATTCGCGCCCCAGAGATTCGCAGAAAGGCTCAACTTTTGCGAAGATACGGCATAAGCGTAGAAGATTTTGAGAGAATGCTTGAACGTCAGGACGGTCGGTGTGCGATATGCAAAAGAACCGAGCCGGGGACGCGAGGTTGGCACGTTGACCACGACCATTCTCATCACGAAGATGGTTCCGGATGCCCTGACTGTGTGCGCGGAATTCTTTGTAGCCTTTGCAATAACGCCTTAGGCATGGTCAATGATTCGACTGAAATTCTTAACAATATGATAAGCTACTTACGAGGTTGGAAAGAGGGAAAATGACTTTACGCTTGGGGTTTTGGGATATTGAGATGGCACCTGCTGTAGTTCACAGTTGGGGGCTATTCCAGCAGGATCACTCTATCAATCAGGTTCTGGAGCAGCCCTACATGCTCTCTTACGCATGGCGCTGGGCGGGTGAGAAGAAGAAGATTTTCAAGTCCACCTACCATGATGGCAAGGAAGCCATGGTGCAGTCGCTGTGGGATAACATGAACGAGGCAGACGCTATCGTTTCATGGAACGGTGCCGGGTTCGACACCAAGCACGCAAACCGAGAATTCCTCGAAGCGGGGATGACACCCCCTAGCCCCACCAAGGAAATCGACCTGATGGTTGCGGCCAAGAGTCAGTTCCGACTCCTCAGTAACAAGCTGGATTACGTGGCTCAGCTTTTGGGTATCGGGCAGAAGAAGTCCACGGGCGGGCACGAACTCTGGATTGCCTGCATGAATGGTGACCCTAAGGCTTGGGCCATCATGAAGAAGTACAACATTCAGGATGTTGATCTTCTGGTTGACATTTACGATGCACTACTGCCGTGGATTCGTAACCACCCGAACCTTAACTTGTTCGACCCTGACGTTGAGGGTTGCCCGTCCTGCGGCTCGCTGGAGTACGAGAAGCGCGGGCTGGCTCACACGGGTACTTCCAGCTATCAGCGCTACCGTTGCTTGAACCCTGACTGTGGCAAGTGGTTTAAGTCGGGCAAGTCTATTGCGCGAGCCGACTTCCGTCAACTGTAGGACCGTGTTCAATAGGCCCCAGATCGTCATCTAAGACGTTTTCTGGGGCCTTTGATCTAACTGTACTAAGTATAAATTTAAAGCCGCGTAAGGCCGGTGTAGCGCCACTGAGGGCGCTTTGGGGCACCGGGTGGTACCGGGATCATTCCTTCAAGGCTGCTCATATGATCTAGCATTTCGCCACGCTCATCCTGCATGGTGCTGATCTGCTCGCCCTGTGCATTCAACCGCTGTTCCATCTCGGCAAGCTTGGTATTGAATTCTTCCTTATCCTCTTCCCGAGCTTTCCTTAGTTCAGCAATAGAGTCTAAGAAGCCCTGCCGCATAACGTCAAACTCATGCACAGTGGCTTCTCTCTTGCTAACATCAACCACGTCGGTATTGCTGCGCTTAGCGCGAATCGACTGTATGATGGCTACTACGATCAGGATGGCCCCGGTGATAACGGGACCGCCAAGCAGGGTGATATAGTTCGTAGTGTCTTCTGCTACCTCAACCAGCATCATTGTTAGGGGCCAATTCTTTCAAGGTTCGGATACGACTGCTTAAATGCAGCGCTCGCCAAATGGGGAGAAGCGTGTAAAACACGGCGATTCCCGCAACTGCGACGTAATTAGGGTCATAGAATGCTTTAGTAATAATAACGGATGGGTAAACAACTACACCAACCAACATGAGTAATGTCGCTAGGCGTTCGGCCTTCTTCTTGAACGCACGGGTTATCCGCTTGAAGTGGAAGAAGGTTGAGAAAGCCGAAAGCGATGCGATCAGAGAGGTTACCCCGATCCACCCACCCCAGATTGCCTCATAGAGGGGGGTAGATTCGCTGGAAATACTGGGTATCCCGACGAGCACGGAAGCGAGCCCCCACCAAGCGAAGCAAGCCCACGCCAGACTGGCTAGCAGGTCTACGCTGCGGTCAGTGACGATAGGCTCACGAAGCTTAGCGAGGAACTTCTTCATTACGCCTTCAGGGCCTGAATGGTTTCAGCAGACAGGGTAATGGGCACCGGTGTGGTATAGGACTTCTTGAGGCTATCCCATTCAGCGTCAGTAAGGAAAATACCCAGACCCTTCCCATCGGTCATCCGTTTTCCCTTGTCGTTGGTGCCACCGTCAGCAGGGTTACGGGTAAATTCATACCAGTTTGCTGCACATGGCGTTCCAGCATCACCAGCGAGAGCCCAGATGCTATTGAGGCCGCCCTTCTTGTCACCGGTACTAGCCTTTACATAAAGAGTTGACATGTCTTTCTTCCTTTTCTCTAGGGGAATGGGCTTTCCACCACCCCCGGCAGTTGATGTTACGGTCGTGGGAGCAATGTCATATAAGTACACTTGACGATAACCCAGTTTGCCAAGCCACTCTTCGAAGGACAGGCGACCGCCAGTATCAGGCTCTACCCACACATGCAGGTGATACCCTAGCCATGCCGTTCCCGAGCGTCCCACGGTCCCAAGAATATTTCCCTCAGTGATCCAACCGGAAGGACGACCAGCATAAGTCCCATGCTGAAGATAGATTGTAGCTCCATCTACTACGAAGCGAGTGCTATACCCACCAGTGTCAGAGGTGTACGGATATGCGTATCCATTAATGGGCGCAATCCAATGAGCACCGTTCGGTAGCGCATAATCATTAGCATTTTTTACACCGTACCGTGCATGGGTTGCAGTGTCTCCCGTGACCTCAACCGGCCTGTCGATTGGCCTACGCATTAAGCGGGGTCCGCCCAGAACGCACCGGCAATCACATCACCAGAAGCGAAAGTTATAGGTGCCGTGGCCGTGATATTAGTGATTGCCCAAGTCGTTGCAGTGTTGTAGGAGATTCTTACCGTATTGCTGGTGAGGAGCAAGTGCTTGGTATAGCCGACAGTCGAAGCGGCTGACAGGTCATAGATGACACCCGTTTCCATCCCCAGCGACTCGACGCCTCCTGAACGCATCATCAAGTAAATGGGTAAGTTCAGGCTAGGTGCGACCCCAACAGAAGCACCGGTAGTGCCCAATACGAAGGTGTAATCGAAATAAATCTTGCCACTAATATACTTATAGCGCTGCACGCTAGTAGCAGAACCTCCGGTACCTACAGTTAAGTTAGTGGGGGCATTAATGGAAGTGATCCAGCCCGAATCCCACGCGTCCCAGACGGACCCATTATAACGGTAAGTGATATTCTCAGTGACAACATAGCCCGTATCATTAATGGCCATCCCGGTCTGCGCGCTCTTGACTATGGCGTTTGCCCACCTGTAATTCTTCTGAGCCCTATTGTTTAAGGCTACCTGAATCGACCCTGCCTGCGTGGCAGACTCAGCCTCAAGCGCTGCGGCTGTAGAGCTTGTACGATAGAAGATGTTATCGCCAGTAGTTGTTGCCATTATTTAGCCTGACTTTCTTGGAAGGCCCGCAAAAGCTCTTCCACTTCGCGCACCCAGTCCTGCATGTTGGCCGGGGCGTTCGACTTAACGTTATTAATACTCACTTTACTAGTCTACCTTATGCAATAGGTCGTAATGGTTTGATCTTCACGTCCTGAGTGTCATTACCGGACCAGAAGGTGTCGAAATCCCCGGTAGTTTTGCCCGAGACGTTGGCATCGAACGCCCCAGTGGTCGTATAGTTGTCTGCACTGAAATCAGTTTTAGACTTTCCAATGGTGGCGCTGGTGATCCGGTAGACAGCTTCCTTCATTGAGACTAGAGAGCCAATGGACAACCCGAACTTGGAAACCTCTGAGGTGGGCAATGAGAATTCCAGAGTAGCTTTAGACCCTGCCGCATCTGCCGAGAACCTATTGGCTGCATCGTACATTCGAGAGACATTGTTGATGAAGATGTTGTCAATGTCCTTCGTGTTCTTGCTTCCAGTTTTTTCCGGGTCACCTCCGGTTGGAAGGGTGTACTGAACGGGGCTGGTATACAGACCATAGGCTTTGATAATCAGATACGGACTCTTGTTGACGGTGAGGGAGTAGGGCGCGGTTGTCCCCGCAATCACACTAGAAGGCCCCGTGAAGATCAAGTTGATAGCCTTCGGGTTGTCTCTTGTGACATATGCGGTAAGATCACCACCAGCGGCACCAAAGGTCGGAAGGGTCACCATTATGCCCGCAGAATCTTCGACGTAGTAATCAAAAGAGAGAGGGTACAGCGTGTAGGAATCAGTCACAAGGGTGTACGTAGAGACAGTTCCCACTCCTACACTGAAAGAGCCTTGCGCGATTCTGGCGTCATAGGCGCTGAACAGGGCAGATGAATTATCATAAGACTTGATGTTCAATTCCGTTGCTGACGCCCTAGAGTCAAGAGTAAGATTAGCTGTCCCGGCGAGGACATTATCCAGAGTCATCACGTTAATCCCGATATCGCGCACGGTAGGAACGTTGTCCACCACCGCAAGCTCAATCTCGTAAGCGGAAAGAAGGTCCTTGATTTTGGTCCACAGTGATCCAGACCACGGAATAGCTGTAATCTTAGGATTCTGACTGGCAGAATACTTGAATCTGTTGACCTTCCCCAAAGCGAGATAATACGAAAGCAGTCCAGCTATAGTTGTGGCGTCCGAAATGAATTTCTTGACAGCGCCAGAATCGTTAGTTGTAGGGTCGGTGATCGTCCGAAGATAGGTTGAACCAAGCGAACCGTCATAGAGAGGGGTATTGACTACAAGGAATTTATTCGCATCGACCACGGGCTGCAAATTCAAAAGATTATCAGGAACAATTCTGGAAAAATTCCCCGTCATGGTGGCCCCGATATACCCGACTCCGGTCCCGCGCCCGACGATGATGAGTTTGCGATACTCGGTGATACTGGTAGAATTCTTAGAGATTTCTAGAGCAATGGGAACGAAACCCGCCAACGACTGAATACCGCTGATGGTTGCGTTGCCGGTACTGGTGCCAGCCAGCGTAAACACCCGTATCGCGCTATTGTCAGTAGCGTACCTCATAACGTACACGTAGTTGTTGGCGCTTGTCAGTACAAGCGGGGACAGCACCGCGAACTGCGACGAATAAGCTAAAGTTGAGGTCAACAAAGTCTGCACCCTGTTATTGGCAGTGTCCGCCACAAGAAGATAGGTGAAAGTGTCATCAATGGCGATGGCATTCACAGCATTCAAATCCCATGCACCGTACTGCCCATTACCCGTACCCGAGGCCCCCACAGAAGTGATCAGCGCGCCAATAGAGCTTATCTTGAAAATCTTAGGGACAGAGCTTACCTGAGTCGCCACATAGTAGTTCAAGGAAGAGTCTGATACGAACCCCCGCACAATAAGATCAGAGCCGGTAATGCCTGTAAGGTATGTTGTCGCCACCCCGTTTACGATATTAGTGATGGACAGTTCTGTGGCAGAACTCTGGTAGATGTAGGTGGTTGAACCGTCAGAGTTGTGAGTCAGTCGGATACGAGAGTAATTGCTTCCGAACGGGGTGAATGGAAGGTCTTCGACACCAGCCTCCAAGTCGTAAGCGTAAACATCAGCTACTAGTTGTGCATCCACGTCCCGAGCCAGTGTGCTGATCGGAGTGGTCAACTGCAATGGGAGAGAGGTGTCGGTTGCCTCTGTGGCACCGCTAGAGGACAACTGCCCCACCTTGCCGGAGATGCTGCCCAGCGCAGACTCGGTGAAGGTTGAGAGGTTGTCTACAACAAACTCAGAGTCTTCACCCTGAGCAACGGTGATCGAGACGCTACCGGTACTACCGCTAGAGTCTCCCACAGAAACGGGGGTAATCTCCTCCGTAACACTCCATGTTTGAATTTCTCCAACCGTGCCCGAGCCGGTAAGAATAAGTGATGCAGTCATTTAATGAGCCTTCCTCAACTTATCCAGTATATCAGGTGCCGGTGCGCGCCCAAGGACCAGTTTCCACAAGGTCAATGCTCATACCCTTGTAGTGGCGGACCCCATAAGAAGCATCTGCGAACACGTAGGATTCGACAATAGCATCCGAGGCGAACTTGCAGCCATTTGCTCCAGCACCCGGAACCCAGTTTCCTGTGAGGACGGGCGTGTAGCCGGTAGGCCACTGCTGGGCTATAGCGCTGTAGATATCCATAGTGGAAGTCAGTGTCCCAGTCGTGCGGCTCAGGTAAATCTCAACAGCCTTATATGTCGCTCCAGAGAACGAGGAATTAAGCTTTGTGGAAGAGGCGGGACTTAGTAGGGTAAGGTCAACTACCGTATCATAGGCCCCGCTCTGCAATATCGGCCTCACGCGTACCACGCCACCGCCTGCTGCAAGAGCACGAAAACCCACCCATAATGTATTGTCCGGATGGATGGGGAGCACCATGATAGAGTTCGCCGTGGTGGGGACGAAATTCGCACTACCAGCATACTCGAAGTTTGCGATCCTGCGAGGCTGGTTCGTCCCGCCCCCGGAGTAATTCGTATAGCCAATGGGAGTAGGGCCTATAGTCTTCCACCCCTGCTCGACAAGCGCTGGGTTGGCCCACTGTGGAGACAGGAGGTTAGTAGAGTAATTCATCGGGTCTGCGAAGTAGATCAGTCCGGGTCCGTAGAGCTTCTGGTGGTAGCCACGAATCAGGTCCAGACCGGTAGCCCCGGAAGATTCTCGCAAGTTCCAGTCCATCGAATAAACTCGGCGCTTGGCGGCATTCTCCACCACATCAGCACCAGAATTCTCAAACTCAAGCGTCTGGGTGTAACCTACAGAAGCCGCTGTCATACCCGGATCAGGAGCCGACACGATGCTCATCTTGGCGTTTGTTGTAGTGGCGCTGGTGCCGGGGATGTTCTTATCGTACAGCGTCCCGAAGATCATGGTACCGCTCATTAGCTCGCTCCTGTAAACTGGTTGTTTGCATTCTCGTTATTGACAACTGAAGCTAGAACCCTGCCATCTACCACAAGCTGGATGGTCTGGTTTCCTGAGGAGCCACGAAGGGCCATGCGATCCCTTGGAGAAAGCTGTAGCTGTGGGACGGCAGAAGGAGTTCGTGGTGCGGCACCGACCTGACCACCGGAAGCAAATTTAGCAACACCCCGATTCAGTTGATCAAAAAGCCCAGTGCCATAACGACGTACGGATGCCGCCCGGATCACATACTCACCATCAGAGAGTCGAGCTCTGATAGAATCCGAGGTGCCCGTTCCGGGGCCACGCATAAGACCACCCGCAGCGGCGTAACGCATAACATTTCCACCCGAGCCAGCGCCCGCTCCCGCGCCGATAAACGGACTTGCACCAGAGTTTGCAACATTATTAAGAAAGGCGTTGACGGCATCGGTAGCTGGCTGGGTATTGGCATAAATCTTGAGCTTGTTCTGTGCAAGTTGCTTATTATAAGCAGACACCATCTGGCTTACAGCGCCCGGTGCGCCATTGACCTGCTCTGCAATGAGTCCCCTAACAGCTTCAACGCCACCAAGTTTGTATGCAGCAATAAGGTCAGGCGTACCAGCGGTGAACGCATCAGCAAATGCCTGAGAAGACAGGAAGCCAGCCAACTGCGAATTAATTTCCAACTGGTTCAACTGTTCTGTCGTAGCGTCTACTGCCTGTGCTGCCACCCCAGCACCAGCGGGACCAAGCTTGGCAAGCTCGGTCACAAAACCAGTTGCACCACGCGCTGCCAAAATTCTTAGATTGTCTGCCCATGCTTTTTGCGCATCGACCTGCCCCTGAAGACCGGCAGCGAAGTTATCTAGACTGGTAATAGAACTATCAGAATATTCCTTCCAGTTATCTGCTGAGTCTCCAGAATCAACAGCAGTCTGTCGCGCCAATTCTTCCTGTCTAGAAGCAAGGTCATTTATAATATCACCAAAGCTGAAGAAGGATGAAGAGCCCTTTACGAGAGCATCTCCCAAAGATTTCAGGGCTTCAGGGGTGACAAGAAGTTTAGTTGCCAGCGCCTCCGTTGCAGCAGCAGCAGCATCCTCGCTCTCTGCAAAATCATACTGCTTCTGGGCGGCTGCCTCAGTCTCCGCCGAAAGCCCCTTAAAACTATTTATTGCATCAGGGAAAGCAGCGTTGAAAATGTCTTTGTTCACGCCAAGCTTATCCGCAGTAGCCTTCAATTCATCGAACCGCTTACGAGCTTCTACGATGTTGCCGGACTTGACCAAGGCGGCAATAGATTCATCGACCTTGGCAAAATCACCGAATCCAGCAGCAGCACCTACAGATCGGTTCAAAGAAACAATGTTAGCCATCTCTTTGCCAATATTCTTGAGGTCAGCAAGGCTCTTCTGATCAGTAGTAAATCCTATTGGATTCAAGAACGGGAGGGCTGCATCCTTTACCAGCTTATTCACATCAAAAGCCTTGACAGTACTCTGCAAGCTGTTCAAGCGCTTATCAGCAGCACTAGCGCTAGAATCAATTCCGTAAAGACCCTGAGCAAAACTCTGAATATCATCAGTGTGGCCCAGTACGAGGCTGATAGCGGTGACCGCGATAAGAAGTGGGTTCAAAGCTGCAAGTGCCCCCCGCGCAGCAGTGCTCATAGTAGTCAGGCTCAAAGTAGACAAATTCATTTTAGCACCCAGCGCCGTAGATGAGAAGCCCAATGCGTCAGCAGCGTTCCTCAACAGCAAGAAGGTTCCAGCAGCAAAGGTTACAGCGCCAACCAGCGTAAATAGCACTCCCACAAGGGCGCTAACCGCCAACCCGATAAAGGCCACATGCTGCCCAGCATCAGTACTCAAAAACGCCGTCAACGCCTTTACAGCCTCAGAAAGGATATCCACGAAGTCGGAGAGAGGACCAGTTGCTGAACCACCAATAGTTGCAAGGAAGTTCTGCACGTTATTCACAAGAAGCTGAATACGTGATGCCGTAGTGGAAGCAATGATTCCGTACTGCTTATTTAGCTCTGTAGCGTCACGGAAGCCGCTTGCAGCATCCGCAAAAGTCTTTGTCACTGTATCAGTAGCGCCAGCCAATCGCAGGAGTAGTGGCACATCACGTACAGAAGTAATTCCAAGACTATTCAGGGTGATAACGGTGTTCTTGCCCTCGTCCTGCATCTTGCCAAGATTAGCCAAGAAGCTCTGGAACACTCCAGCAAACCTTGCAGTACCGAATGCCGCTGCAAAATCCTCGCTACTAACACCCGAGATGCGAGCAAACTCATCTAGCTTCTCGGAGCCACTAGCAATAGCCTTAGAAATAAGAGCGAATGTGCGAGTAATAGTACCACGAGAAAGCTCTGGAGCAGCCCCCACGGAGGCAAGCGCGCCAGCAAGTCCTACTACCTGATCGGCAGTAAAGCCAGCGAAGTCCGCCATCGAGGAAATCTGAGTGGAGATGGCAACGATCTGAGACTCTGTAGCAACAGAGTTGACACCGACCTTAAGAATAGCGGATGCAAGGTTCTCGAACTTGTCTGACGGCAGGCCGAGGAGGGCCTGAAAACGCCCCAGTGCGGTGCCAGCAGCCTCAGCAGTGAGGTCGGTAGTAGCCGTAAGACGTGCGACAACGGAGGTGAAGTCTTTAATGCCAGTTCCGGCGATGCCCAACTGACCACCAAGTGAGGCAATCTCAGTAATATTAGCAAAGGACTCCGGAATCTGCGTAGTAAGCTCGATGAGGCTTGACCGCAGTCTATCAATGGAAATACTGCCATCACTGGCGGTACGGACTACATTGGCGAAGGCCCTTTCATACTCGATACCGGCACCCAGCGCCAATTTGGCAAACCCGAGAAGTTTTTGTCCAACCGTGGTAATGATTCCGCCGACGACAAGAAGCTCATAGCCAACATTGCGAGTACTGTTGGCATTCTTGCGATTCTGCTCATCGAAACGCTTGTTCATTTCGATAGCCTGACCCTGTGCTCGGCCAAGCTGCTCTACAGCAGAAGCCTGTCCAGCGGCGGCGCGGGCAACAAGATTATCAGACTGTGCTAGACGATCAGCGGCCTTGGCGTTCTTGTCCGTTGCGGCAGCGGCCCCAGTGGCGGTCTGGACATACCTGTTAAGAGAGTTCTGGAGATTTTTGAGGGCGGCATCTTCGCCTTGAGTCGCCAGCACCAGCTTGGCGAGAAGGTTCTGGAGGCGTATAACATTGCCCTCAGCGTCGTTAGTATCAAAGGTAAGACTTACCCTGAACTTCTCGTCGTCTGCCATTCTAGCCCTTGCTTGTTGGCGCATCATCCATTATGATACGCACCTATACCAAGTTTACCAGAATAATTCTCATTTACCGTTCATGGCGGCAAGCTCAGCAGGGGTAGGCGGACGGGCATTGATTGCCTCTACGGGGCGAAGATCGGCACGCTCATTGGCAACATCTTCCATCCATGTGCGCAATGTAGGCTTCTCGCCCTTGAAAATAGGTACGGTATAAAGCGACTCTCCCGGCTCAAGCTCTGTACGATTCTTCTCGTATTTTTCTATTGCTGCGGCTGAGCCCGAGAAGATACTTTTAACGTCCCAATAAACGTCACCCGACTGATCAAATGGCATCCACTGTCCAGTTTTATCATCAGTATAGTCTCCAATAAGTTGATAGACTTCTGCAAGCAGATAATCCCAATCAGTCCACGCATCATCAACACCCGGAACAGGAACCCAATCCTCGTCCCACCATTTGCGGTGCAGAGCGTAGGGGTCATGCAGGATCATGGAAGTGGGCCGCTGCTTGTAATTATCAGCAGCCCTCAGGGACGACATATAGACCTTCTGGTAATCCCATGTTGTCAAAAGGTCAATTAAAAATCCGCGTTCTTCGACTTGACGGTGAACTCTTCGGCAGCGACAGTGAGGCCCTTAATCGCCTCATCCACTGCGGTCTGAACAGCAGTAGGAAGGGAATCCGAGAACGCTGCAATCTCTTCCAGTGTCCAATTCTTGCGGGACAGCCCCCTAGGGTTGACCACGTTGGTGATCTGTGCATGCCAGATAAGGTTGTTCTCGATCTTCTGGCGTGCAACAGCATTCTCAGGCTCGTCCTGACCGAAAAGACCAGTAGGTCTGATAGGCTTTTCTACCATTGCCTTAGTATGAATATCCTCGCGCATACGGGAAGGAATGGCGGTTAGGTGAATGACATACTTCTTCTCCTCAAGAATAGCATCAACCTCGTCCATAGCGATCTGCCATGCCAAGATATCCTTCTCTCCCTTAGGCTTGGCCTTCATTAGCCCTGCCTTAGTAAAAGATGCCAATTCATCAAGATAGATAGTAACCGTGTCTACCGGCTGAGCGCGCTCTGCCAGTACTTCGCCCAAATCCCATGTACCCTCAGCAAGCATATCTTCGTTCACGCTAATTCACTTCTCCAAATAATAAAGTTGGCGATCCTACCCCAATAGTAGTCCGCATCTGCCACAACTACAGCACTTCCAACAATAGAGTCTAAAACACCCATGACGATAATAGAATCATAATTGCTGTCATCCTCATCCGCAAAGTACTCAAATTGCGCGATCCTGCCAATATGGCGTGGCTGGATTTGTGCAATTGTCTTGATCTTGTCGTGAGTCCATTTGACCCGCGAGCCGATCAACATATCTAAAGCATTCATCATACCCCTTGGCAGGATTTTCAGTGAGCCAATCTCACTAAGTCTAGTCTAGCACAATGCAAAGGACCCACCCCAGCCGGGACGGGTCCTTTGTTTTATTCCTTGTCGGAAGTTATGCGATAGTTACAGCCAGTGCAGTAGAAGCCACACCAGAGACTGGATCAGTTGCAATAATATCAACCGGCCCGCCGACAGAAACTCCAGTAACAACACCATTCTTGTCTACGCTGGCAATCGTAGCGTCAGAAGACGACCACGTAAAGCGTCCCGGATAACCATTCCAAATGTTGGATACTGCCGCAAGCTGGCGACCGGTCAGATACGTACCCAACGGGGTCTTGCCACCAACAGTATAAGCCGGAGTACCGATGGCGACCGGCGTAACTACCGTAACAGAAGTTGCCACGATGGCGTTCACCCAGAGAGAGCCCTGAGGCTGGAAGGTGATGGTGTACTTGAATGAAATATCACCAGTGTTAACATCGGCCCATCCGTCCGAAAGAACCTTGTAGATAGAGATGAAGTCATTGGCAACGGCAACCTTGTTAGCGTCGCCAACACTGGAAGTGGTCTTCTTACCATCGGCGCGAATAATAATATAACCGAGCGTGCGGGGAGTGCGAAGTGCTGCAAAGGTGTTGTAGTTCGCATTGGTAGCATCCGGTACATAAGTAGCCGGGTAGAGGAACGAGATAGTCCCGCCGAACTGCGCCAAACCGCGAGTCTGCGTATTCCCAACATCGATAAAAGCGGGATCAGAAGTCTGAGTCGAAGCATTGGCACCGAAAGAGAAGTTGTCCCACGAAACACTTGCCGTTACGTTGACGGTGGCATTAAGCTCGGCAACAGTGGGCTTGGCCGGATTGGCTGCATAGTTAGGAAGACCGAACCATACAGAGAGGCCATAGCCATCTGCGAAAATTTTAGTATCTGCCATGAGTCAGTCCTTAGCTAGCAATCGTGTAGTTCCAGTTAACGATCTTGCCATTGTAGACAAGCTCGTTGGAACCACGAATAGGTGAATTATTTTCGAGCACAAGCTGCGGGTAGTCAGTATTGAACGATGCCATCTTAATAACATGGCCGACAGCGAAGTTGATATCCTGTGACGGGTTAGGTCCGGTACGACTGATAAGGATGTAGGGAATGTCGGGAGAACCAAGCATTGCCTCGATCTTATTGAATAGCGACGTAAGGTCTACGGTCGAGCCAGAACCACCCGTATTGGCATCCTTAAGCCACGTAAGAGTAGCCGTGGGGTTGAAACTAGTTGGGGTAGTCTCAGAACCGATGGAGCAGAACGTGAGCGTGTCGTCAGTCTCGGAGTCGCCCAACTCCAATGATGTGTTATCCTCGGTTAGACCACAAGAGATAAGGTGGACAAAGCGGCGATCATTAAGCTCAGTGGTGGTAGGAGCGGCTGGATTAGCAAATGCTGAATCAAGCGCTAGTGCCCACGTCTGATTCGGGCGTGGAAGTCGAGTAGTTCCCATTACTTGGTGGCGTCCTTAGCGTTAGAAGGTGCTTTGGCGTTTTCCTCAACGGGAATCTTAGTGCCATCAGCAGCCTTGTCGTGTGGTTCAGAAAGAACCTCTGGCTTATTGGTCCGAACAATCTCCAAGTGCGCCCCGAAGATAGGGTGGTTCAGCCACTGCTGGGCCTGCTCCGCCGTATACTCCTGCGCGATCCCGGAAATAGTGTTTCGCAGGGAAACATACGGAGAATCTTCGTTATCACTCATAACTATAATTCTATCAGATGATTGACAAAATCTCAGAAATATACTATAGACGAGAGCCTGCGCCAATGTCTGATACGTTCACAGGGAAACGAAAGGAAGCCACAGCGATAAAAGCAATGGGCTGACGCCCAGCTTCAGCGGCAATGGCAAACTGTCCACCGCCGAAGTTTTTCTTAATCGTTCCTGCATTATAAAAGTCTTTGCCCAGCATGAAGGAATTTACAAAACTAGCAAGCTGTCGGGCATCTGTGTCTGTAGGTCCAACACAAAGTGCATCTACATATGAGTAGTATTCATCATAAACTGGACCGCCAAAAGTTTGTCCACCAGACGGTGGCATCATGTCGGAAAAGCGGACGATAATGTACGGCTCCAGAATTCCATCCACGAAAGGAAGGGACTCAGCAGTGGGTACGGCCCCGCTGTCTACGTTAATAAGCGGGAAGGAATCTGCTATGTATTCCTTGATTGACTCTTGAATGTCAAAAAGATCAATACCACCAGCCATTACACTCTACTCCTTAATAGTTTGTCAAACGCAATTACTGCGGCATCCCTTAAGGCGAACGTAGGCTCGATGAACTCACCACTGCGCCAATGCTGGAAACCCTCATCGGTCTGAAGAAAGAAGTAGAACTCCTGAACATCCAAGAAGCCAAGCTCCCCTATGATGTTTTCTTCGTTATCCTGCCACACCTTGCCGACAATAGAATCCATCATTAAGCCAGTATCTACACGTCCCCGCTTTCCGGATTTAGCCGAAGGGCGTGTTGCGGTGAAATTGCGCGCATCTTGAACGGCCTGATCAATAACATTTTCCATGCGCCTAAATAGGCGAACTCGTAGCTTTCCAACTTGTCGAGAGGGGGTACTGATAAACTGCTGGGGAGAACCCATAACCCACTTTGCTCCTGCTGCCATTAGCTCGACCAGTTCGGGATGGACTCAACATCGACAGAGCACGCGAAGGTAAGGCTTGCGACCTGTGAGGAGTTAACATCCGACTCCACCATAAACAAGTAGTCCTCCAGACGCCTGTTCCTTCCACCATCGGTGACCCGGATGCTCCAACCACGCTTGACGCGCATAAAATCCTTGTCGTAGGGAATTTGCACTCGAAGCGCCTTGACGCCGGTAGGGTTAGTAGAAGTAGTGCCACCGGCACCCACCTCAGAACGAGTAGAGGCCACACGAGCCTGCCCCTCCCACTTAAGGGCGGCTGAAGTGTCGTAGCTGTAACCGTCTAGAGGGTTGCCGGTGCGAACCACCAGAGTCTGATCCAGAATCTGAATCTGTGCGTTCTGGTACTCCGGAAGACCGGAAACGTCAGCTACTTCCTGCGCCCACCCAGTGTCGAAGTCTATCATCCGCGCAATCCGGGCCAGTATGGGAATCCTTCAACTCCGGTCCAGAGTTCACGGTCAGTTCCAGTGTTGACGATTTCGAAAGCATCATCGAGGCCAGCAATCACATCCTCACCCTCAGCCAGATCAAAATAGAACTGTGCGGTCTTGCGCAAATCCTCTGAGCGCTTAGTGAGGTCAACCTGAAGGTCGTAATCCTTGACGGTCTTTGACGCCAGTGCAGCCCCAGCAGAAGCCTGAAGCCACGCATAACCGATAGCACGATTCTGGCTAGTGCCGCCAAGGACAATGAACTGGGCAATCTCATCGTCCGACCAGTAAGTGTAGTTCTGGAAACCGGCCTGCACCGGGTCAAAGGGCACGCTGATAACGTCGCCAGATGCGAGTCGAAATTGACCAACAAGTGTCAACGGGTCAAGTGGGTATACGCCCTTATTTTCAGCCATAAGTCCAGTTTACACTAGGAGGCGGACTTGGCTGGAGTATTCCTCAACAGCCAAGTCCTGAGGGGAGAGGAGGTCCCTTGTAATTTCAATCTTATCACACAAGTATTGCCCCTGATCCGAGAACCAAGGGCCATACTATTTAGTATCTTTAAGCCTGAATATTAGCAGTCTTCATCTTGGCAAGCCAAGCGTTAAGCTCTACCTTCAGGGCGGTGATATCAGCGCCAGCGAAGTCGGCCTGAGTTGCAACCTTCTTCACTGTACCGAAGTTTGCCGTAGTAGCGGGGGCAACCGCAGCACCGGGGAAGGTGCCGATGACGACAAGAGGCTCGGGATCATAACTGGGCTGTGGATTAGTTCCGGCCTGCGTAATCGTTACCGGCTTAGCCTTAATGGCCATAGTTTTTGTCCTAACGTTAGTTTAGTGTTATATAACTCTTCTAGTTTACCAGAAGTTCAGGGCGGTAAAGTGAAAGAATTTCAATAGCCCAATCTAATTGATCCTCCACTCTTGCACCTTTGGGATGCCTTCCGGACCATAGCTCTAAGTTTTCAACCCTATTGTCATCACGAATACCGTTTCGGTGATGAACCGTTTCCTTGTCGGACAAGGGGCGACCAAGTTTTTCCTCCATGATGAATCTATGTTGCAACTGCCGAAGAACCTTTGCCCCCTGACGACGCTCCCTAATCAAATACCCCTGATTAGTAAGTGTCCACTCTGACCACTCCGATGCGTCTCTCTGGAATCGCAAAGGCCTCAACTCCCAGCCCTTAAGTTTCTGCTTATAGTGAGCGCTGCAAAGCCCTAGAGCTAGTGTACCGGGTTTTTCGCACTCCGGGCCAACGCAAATTTCATATCCAAAATCGCCCTTGCGTCTTAGTCTGTTATAGCACGCTTCACAGTTGGGACCAACGATAGCCCAGCGTCCACATTTGCACCTTTTTGCGTTAACAGTGCCAGCGTCAGCTTCTTCCTTGTAATGCCTCGTACAATAACCACCTATGCGTACCTTATTGTCACACTCTGAAAACTTGCATGTTTGTTTATTCATGTTTCCACATTAGCACATGGAAACGACAAAACCCCACCGCTTCCGATGGGGCATGTCTTACGTTGTCGTACTAGACGAAAACCTATGCGATATTATCGCCCTGAGACCAAACTACATAGGTGTCATCCCAGAGGATTCCAGCAAGAGGGTATCTGATCCGAAGATCAATCGTATCGTTATCGAACGAACCCTCGAACGGCGAAACCGCACCGCCACCAGCGTAGTTGCCGGTAACGTTGTTGACGCGAAGCTCAGGCGAGGTGTTTCCACGCAGGCGACCAAGCTCCAGCACTGGACGGCGAACCGCACCCGGCTTGGGCAGCAAGTACCAGTTGGTACCCGTCACATACTCGGACTCAACCACGGTCGTAGCCGCAACGCCGTCCTGCAAGAAGCTGGCAGTAAGCTGGAAGCTACCATCGGTAACCTCGAACAACTGCTGGTTCAACAGGAAGCGAACCGCGTCACCAGTTCCGGTCGGAACGATGAGATTGTACCCACCAGTGACCTGAACCTTGCGACCGTTAACCTCGCGCTGGCTAAGCTCGTAGATCGCCTCAACAAGCGCGTCCCGCGAGATAGTCGCGTTGGGCAGAACAACAGCACCCGTGTAGGTCGTACCACCGGCAAGCTGGCTGGAAGCCTGAGTACCCTGAATGAGGGCAGTCCAGACGGACCAATCCTCAGTCTCCAGAGCCGCATCCAGCATCTGGCCGGGAACCTGTGAGAAGAACTCGGTGCCGCGATCATTGATACGCGCCTCCCAAGTCCAGCCGACCTTGAAACCGCGCTTCAGAAGCTGGCCGTAAGCCGCCTCAGACTCGCCCAGCACCGCGTACGGGTACGGAGCACCCTCAGCGACGACAGGCAGAACGCCTTCAGGGTTGTTGTAGCCGACACCGGTTACCGTGCCCTCGCGCTGCAAGTTCTCCCACTCGCCAAAGATGCCACGGAGGACAGCAGGCTTGAAGTCGGGAAGCTCGCGAACGCCAGCAACAACGGACCAGTTACGGGGAGCCGCATCGAACTGCGGGAGAACCTGCAAGTTCGTGAAGTAAGCAGCGTTGAAGATCGCGTCACTCGTGGTGATCGTCTCCATGAAGGTAGCCTCGGCAATACGGTCGCCCATAATACCCTTGGTATAAAGCTCACGCACCTTAGCGACCTTGGCCTTGGACACGCTGGGACCGGGCTTAAGCCGACCATCAAGCGTGAACTTGTCCTTGTACTCAATTACATCAGTCATAATTTATCCTTAGGTCGCATCCCCGGTAAAGTCGCCAAGCCACACGGAAGCCTGAGTAACCCCAGTCTCACCGATAACACGGTCGATTTTACCGAACGGGAGGTTGGTGCTGGCAGTAAGCGTAAGCGAAGTCACATCAGCACCGGCAGCGCCCTCGGAATACACAATCGTATTCTTCGGGGTAGCAGCGGTAACGCCAGTAACATCAAACGCGAACGCGCCGTCGATAGCCACAGTAGCCTCAGCCGTGTTGTTGCCAACACCACCGGAAGGAATACCGCTGATCGTGTACGGGCCAACAGTAAAGCTCTTAACCGCGTCACCGCGAGAAGTAAGCGCAACTCCGGGCTGGCCATTGATAGAGGTGACAGCATCACCCGAAACGACGCCGGAGACTACAGGCCAAACCTCAGTCTTGGTGTACTTGTGAATCATATTAAGAGCCATTAGTTGAACCTCACTCCGGGCATCGACCAGTCTTCATCCTTGGCGGACTCACCGATACGGAGAGTTTCACCATTTACATTGGAAGCATCCTTAGCCTCGTCAACAACCTTCTTAGCCGACTCGATCAAAGGCGCAACATCTGCACCCTTCAGAGCCTCAGCCTTGATCGCCTCAATCTGCGACGGGAACAGGCCAGCCGACTCAATCAGCTTCTCCTTCTCCTTATACGCGGAAAGGCGCTCAGCGACCTGAGCATCAACAGCAGCCTGATCGACGTTAGCCTGAAGCTTGGCGTCCTTATCAGTGTTGAACTCGGCAATAAAAGTTGAAACCGGCTTAAGGGCCTCTGCGACAGCGGCATTAATCGCGTCGAGTGTTTCCTTATCCATTTTTCCCTTTTCTGTTCCCGACAACGAATTATTGTCCGGCTTACCGTCAGGTTTCCCCACGGAAGATTCAATAGCTCGGAACGACTCCATTGCTCGTTCCACGCGGCCACCACGTCCAGCAGCGACCACGAAATCTACAGACTTGTACGGGTCTGAACCGTTGAAGCTCTCAGCGAAAACTTCGCCGTTCTCCTCTTTCGAACTGCCCTCGATGTAAACGGAAAGGCCCACAACATCTGAGTACTTCTCCACGAAGCTGACCCAGCGGTCGTCCACCTCAAGGTCCGCATAAAGTCCGGCCACGCCGTTCTTCTCCTCGTAGCGCACCTCGGAAACGATCTTGCCCGCAATGGTGGTAACGTCGCGCTCCCACGGCTTGTTCAGATCAAGCGGGTGGTTCATGTAGCTGGGGGAGTTGTTGAACGCCTCGGCGTAGGTCTTCAGAACGTCAGCCCGATAGGTGGCAGAAGACCCCTTGCCCTCAGTGATGATCCGGATGGGGAACACGCCAGAGTCGGCCTTGGCCGCGACCAAAGACCCAGACTCGTGAAACCGAACATTACTCATTGATCTAATACTACCATATTTGATTGGCAATACCAGTGTTAGCTACCCGTACCCGGAGTTCTTGAAGCGTCCCGGTTCGTATTGTCTGACCCCAGAGCGGCACCAGCGGGCTTGCTCACGCCTTGGCCCTGAACATTGCCAGCGGCCCTAGCGGCAGCGTCCTGCTGGGCCTTCTCGGCATTCAGCTTCTCAGCCTCCATGCTGTAGATTGCAGCCGTTGTGAATGGGCTAGGCTCCGGCACGCCAACGTGCAGTGGTGTGATATCCAGTGCCTCCAGCACGGCGGCGCGGTACTCGTCCTGATGAAGACCACCATAGGCGAAACCGATCTGGAAGCCCTGCACCTGACGGTACACCGGCTCCTCCTGAATCTTAGGCCACTGTACGGTAATGTCCTTTACGCCGACAGCACGGTAGATGCGCTTGTAGAAAGAGGTCCACAAGTTCTGACGAGCACGGGCCGCATTGGCGCTAGGGCCGTCCAGCGTAACCTCTGCGCCGTTGGAACCGCTGGACGCTCCACTATCGGACGACAGCGCCACCGCAGACACCTCCAGAGCGGACGCCACATAGGCGAGAATAGAGAAGCCGTCCTTCATATCCACCTGACCAGCCTTAGGCATAGACACCAGATCGGTGCCCTCAGTCATAGCGGCGGTAGAGGCCATCTGCTTAGGCTTTGCGATCTTAGCAGCAGCGTTCAGGGTATTAGCCTTGGACTTGGCTACAACCTTCCAGATAATCGTGGCCAGAGCTTTTAGTACCTTGGAAGCATCACGGATGTACTCGGCGTGAGCCCAAGCATACGGCATAGCTGGAAGGCAGTCCGGAACTCCCCAGACGTGGCCGTTGACCGTGTTGACCTTGAAGTCGATAATCAATTTGGTGCCAATGACCGGGTGGTTGGCGATAGTGGTAAGTAGCGGCTTGGTGCCACGCTTCTCCCAGCGCTCCAGAACCGGGTACCACTCAACTGTTGGCTCTGACTGCGGCCTGTTGGTCACTGGGTCGATCTTGACGTAGCTACGCTCGTAGTAATGTACTTTGGACTTCTGGTTAGGGTCGGAGGCGAAGTTGGAAACCTCGTCAAATGCGATAGGGAAGAAAGTGTTGTCCTCGGTGTCGTAGCACATCAACAGGTTGCCGCAGATGAACGCTGACCTCTCATTGCGCTCAAAAGCACCCTCGCTGAAAAGCACTTCGTAGTTGTCAGGGTCCTCCAGAATCTCTTTGAACCGTGGCGGAATCTTACCCTCGAAAGAGACGCCCCGACCGAACACATTGTCCCGTCGCAGAGTGAAGCCCCGCTTCAGCAGCGGATTGCCAGTCGCTTGAAGCTCTGCATGCTGAGCAATCTCCTGCAACGCCTCCAGTTCAAAACCGTCTTCCTTGTCAAGACGGTTTAACGGAATCCAGCCAACATCCTCTGCACGTAGGCTCAATAGAGAAGCTGCCGCATCGGCGTAGCTCTCCATCATAATGTCGCTCTGGGTAATGAACTCTTCTAGAGAGTTAGAGCGCGCGTCTCTAGTCTGGTAGCCAGCAAGCCTTGTCATAGGTCAATTCTAGCATTATTCACTTTTTATATCGTTTTAGATATAAAATTGACTGACTACCACCCGAAATTCATCTGGTAGAACCCGGAATACTCATCAATTCCCTCATCCTGATCCCACCCGACAACATCTCCCGGCTTGACGGGTGCAAAAAGATGGCTGATATCCATGCACGCATACCACGTTGCATCCGCATGGTCAGGAGACTTCTTACCGGCCTTCTTCATGTCATCCTTCGATTCGATCTTAATGCGAGCAGCACTATCGTGCTCGAACATGATGCCACGGTACTCCTCGATTAGGTCGGCATCTCCGGGGTCGATATCCAGAAGGTGGTTGTGCATCTTGCGTTTCAGTTCGAAAAAGTTAAACGAACGGGCGTTGGTATAGACGCGCCTATCAACATCCGGGGAACCGCCCCACACCTCTACGCTGATGTACTGCGGGTTGTCAATCTCTACAAGACCATCTTTCACTCCCTGACCATAACCACCAGCCGCGTCGATGTTCAGCACCGTGGCTCCCCACTCATTAGCAAGAGCATCAATGCGATAGTCGGAACCCATGTTGTCAGGATTGCTACCGGTAAGCGGGGCACCCTTCCATCGATCCACCCTGCGTACATGCTCTCCACGCCAACCAGCAGGCTCAGTCGGATGACCAGTCTCACCATCGGTGAACCATACGTCCCCCTCCTGACAGCGGTAAACGACAGTGAAGTCACCCTTGGGCGAGCGCGCCACGTCGATACCGAACCTTACAGGTGCCAGATCGTCTGGGATGACACAAGTGTTCTTGGCCGTAGCAATGTCCTCCTCAGAGAACACCATATTACCTGACTCCCAAGCCCACTGCCCCAGTACACGGGAGATATAGCGAGGGTCGTCCTCGCCCCATTCAGCCTTACGCTCGTTGACATAATCCCAACCGGAGAGCGCAGAAGCATTCTCCATGTCGAAACCTTCTTCGTTGGTAATGGCTGGGGAGTCCATGACACTGATATGCATCAAGTTCCACGCCTCAATGGCAGTACCGTCTTTATTTTTCCAACCGTTCTTTGCCCTCTCCCAATGCTTAGCCATCTCGCAAGACGGGTCTGTAGGGTTTGCCAAAAGCAATCGACGGTTGTATTCAGAGGTGGCGATATTGTTCAAGGCGTCCAAGAAGCCAGCAGGGATGCCAACAGCCTCATCACCGATAGCTAGAAGGTATTTAGCGTGACGACCCTGAAACGCAACATCAGCCTTGTTGTCTGGAGGCTTTCGGCCTTGACCGATACGCGTTCCGTCCTTCATCTTCCACTGGTTGTCACCTGTGATGTAACCCGGCAAGGGGTGGTCAATATATCCGTCCTCAAAACGCTGTGAAGCAATAGCATGGACTGTGCGGATGTTATCCCACAGAAGATCAACCTGATCCTTAGAGGGCGCAGTAGAAGCGATAAAAGTTTCCCGGACTGGGTGCGTGTCAACCCACCAAGCGCAGATGATCGCTGCCACGTAGGTCTTACCCACACCATGGCCCGCCGCCACCGCCGTAGCACGGTTGTCGCGCACGGAGACAGCAATCTCCTTCTGCTGGGACCACAACTGCAAACCAAGATACTCCCATGCCCACAAAGCCGGGTCGTGCTCGTATTGCTTCAGCCTCTTTCGCTTATGGCGCAGTGCCATCGCCCCGTCGATGACGTTGGAGATGTAATCGCTCATATTAGAGGATTACCTTCTCATCAATAACGATCTTCGCCATGCCCAACCCCGCGTCGGTGAGGGTATCAATCTCCTCATCGGTAATCTCCGGGTGCAATTGCTTCAGGCCGTCAGTCAAATGCTGAAGGGCCGCATCGAAAGCCCTGCCGAAAAGACGCGCATTGGCGAGGGTAATCTTCTCAATGTCGTTCTCCACAAGCTGACGGCGCTTGTCCCACCGGTCAGCCATCTGCTGCATCGCGCCGAGCACAATCTTAGCCACACCGGCATAGTCCTCGTCGCTGACATTTTTCAAACGCGTGCGTGCATCGGTAATCAGGTCGCCAAGCTCGATCAGCATCAGGCGCTCGTCTTGACGCTCAGTGCGCCATCCTCGGTCCTCGAAGAGTCTGGAAAGCCTCTCAGCAGTCTCCCCCGGTTCAAGGCCGGTCAGTTGTGCAATCTCGCTGATAGACTTGCGGGCATGCGACAGGATGCGCTCGTCCATGGCACTGCGCTCCTCAACGGACTCACCGCTCAGCTTTGCCAAAGTTTTACTCATGTTTACAAGTCTACTACGTGGGGCGACCAGTGGGAATCAAACCCACGTACATCCGATCCACAATCGGAGGCAATTACCATTCTGCCATGGCCGCAGTCCAAACGGGAGGACTCGAACCTCCGATCCCCTATTTCCAAAATAGGTGGCCTAGCCGCTGGCCTACGCTCGGTTATTCAGTTGTTCGCTCCCGACAGAGGGGACGATCCTCCGCTAACTGGTTCAGAGCCAGTCGTGCTGCCATTACGCTAATCGGGACTGCTTATTCTTTCTATATTCTCGCCAATACGGTGCAATGGTCTTTCTGCATTCTTGACAATTGCAACGCCTAGAACCCTTATATGTTCCATGCTCAATGGGAACAAAGGCATCCAGCTTGCTTTTCTCTATGTGACATTCGCTACATAGTACCTGACATTTGGCCAGTTCCGCATCTCGGATTTCCTTATTTCTGCTCCAAATTGATCGTGGATTCATTAGTTTTGTTTTAGGGTCGATGTGGTCCACCTCTAATGATTCTTGAGAACCACACTTTTCACATTTCCCACCCCTAGAATCAATCCATGCCTTCCTTCTTTCCTGTAGCCACTTATTCTGATAATCTCGCTTCGCCTGTCCTGATAATGTCATACTTGAATGCTATCACACAAAAATCGAACCTTGCTCTCCATCGTGGTAACGATCCACGTCCAAGTCGTTAACAGCGACACATGCAGCCTTTACACCTATGGAGATTGAGTTGTAAAATAAAAAAACGCCCCGTACTGTGAAAACAGTAAGAGGCGAGTTATTCGTCACAAGTTCTTGATACGCTAAAGAACCGCCTCCGCGAAGGGCTGCGGGTGATTTTGCGTAAACTTGATCATTCTTAAATCCTATCACATCGAAACGACAAAAAGAAGGCCCCATCCTGCCAATGGGTGCGACCCGTATTTCTGGCTAAGAATGAGGCTCTAACTTTATTATGCGGCTAGCGCATATGCCGTTGGGTCGGCAATCCCTGTGGGCGTTTTAGTTGACCAGACGCCATAACTGTTTTGTGTTGCGTTGCGGGGACAGGAATCGAACCTGCAAATGCCTAGCTTATGAGGCTAGCGACTTACCGTTGGTCTACCCCGCATTGTTTGATTGGTGCGCAGACACTGAGAGATTTGAACTCCCGACCTACAGTTTTGGAGACTGCTGCTCTACCGTTGAGCTAAGTGCCTAGAAAACCTTGCCGTGATGTTGGTGGCCTACCGACGATCCAAGCCAGAGGACAAGGTGTTTATTCTTTAGAGTCTATCACATCTTGGCGACGCTGCAACTCGTATTTAGCAAACTCTCGTATTGACATTTCGCTGTCATTATCTCTCATGTATCTCAAAACTGCTTCAGGACATTCTGGGTTGCGAGCCACCCACGATCTTACATGGATATCCTTATCCTTGGCAAGTGAAATAAGTTGTCGAACCGGAGTCATGGGATTTCCTGCTGCCGCCTGCCTAATCTCCCAATCGGCTGAATGAGCCATACCGACCAGTCGCCTAAACTTGCCTATAGATGATTTTGGGCTAGAGAAAGGCAAAGGTGGCCCGCCGTTACCGACGGGGCCACCCACGAACCTAATGCACGACATTAGTCGGTCGGGGCCTTCTCCGCTGGCTCGTTGAACGTACGGATACGTGAGCTAGACTCAACTTCCTTCACCCGCACCTGCTCCACCTCAATCTCGGCCAGATACACGTTGTCGTGCGCCATGGCCGTTGCCGTGTTCAAATCCGGTGCCTTCACAATGTACTCAATACTAAAAAAACTCATTATCGATTTACCTTTCGGCTATTCTTAGCCACCTTGTTCTTCGCCCGACGCCGCGCAATCTCACGCGCCTTGCCGTTCCGCCCGCTGTAATCGTACACCGGCTTCAACTCGCCGTTGTCATCCTCAAGTCGTACCGTGATGACCTCGGGCAGGCCCGCGTAGCTGTGCTTACGACCTGCTGCTACCAGCTTGGTCCAGAAGAACCACCGCTTCTTCACCTCGTCCGTAGGCTCCGTTGACACTTCACTGTCAACGCCGTCCCATGTGATATTTCCACCGGGCACAGTCTTTGCACCGGGGATGATCTTCCCAGACTTGAACTCTCCGCTAACCTGCATCACTTACCAATCTCCTCAATAGTAAACCGCGCGTCAACATCCTCACGCTGCTCGTAGAAGCGCTTACCCAGCTTCGCTAGCCACTTGGCGCTGTACGTGAACACAGTGCCGTCCTTCTTGCGTGCCGGATCACCAGTATCCCGATCAACCAGAATAAACATCGATTCCCTCTCTACTCTTTCTTACTTCCTCTAGGGTTGTATCAATTGCCCGGTCGCTATACCATTCCCACATGCCAGATTCGTCACTACTAAACTCTCGGTACCCGGAATATTTAACACCGTCAAGAATAACAGTAAACCTAACACTATTAGGAATATTCCTTTCCATCAATTAACCCTCTCTGCAGTCACCAAATAGGCTTCCCACTCCTCGTCGTCGTTCAAATACTTAACAATAAGCGTAGGACCGCTCATGTCTCGGGTCAAACGCGACTGGATGAAATCCCACTCACCATTCTCGCCCGTAACATCCCGAATCGCCTCGTACAGCCCTTGCTTGCCCTTAGCCATACAAGTCCTCCCTGTATGCCTTCATCGCGTCCACCGCCTGTTCGTTACTTATCCATGCTATTTTAGTCTTCACTGGGCCATAAGTCTCAGCCATGGTAAATCCTCCACTGCGCTTACCCAAAACGGTGTATCCATGGATATCGAAGTCAGACTCCATTACATCCTTATAGTCAATACCCTGCGACTCCAAAAATGCAATAGTCTTGGGAAACCTTGGATACCTACTCGTCATACGCTCTCACGCCCTTCTCCACAATGCTCCAAATATCATCCTCCACGCGCGCCTCCACGAAACGGATATCATCGTTAACGGTAATGCGGTAGACAAGATCACCGTCATCAGTATAGTCCCACAACTCCACCTTCAACTCTTGAGCGACGATGGAACCGCGAATACTTGCAAATAGTCCGTTCATGCTAGCAGTCTACCATCAAGAGTACGATACGGGTGACGCCACACTCTACTAGCGGTATGCCACCTTCGGCAATACAGGCAAAACCCCTGATACTCATAGTTTGGCTCGAACTCGGGCAACACGATCACACCCACCCGAACACCGAATCCACATTAGGGCGGAAACCGATAACATGGCCCTCATAGAAACCGAACTCGCCCGGATGAATCTGCGTCTCAGCTACTGCCCCTTGAGGAGGCATCTGCAATGGTTCTACCAGCGTTGGCATCTCATGGAAGTGGTCATTGCGCCAATGAACCAACTGGTAATACCTACGGCACTTGATAGCCGCAGAACATGAGCATTCCTCTGTATACATCAGGCTTCCAGCTTTCTCACAATCGCGCTAATCTCAGCCCGATACTCCGGATGGATAAACATGAACTTGTTCAACGCCTTCACCACGTCATGCGTCTTGAGCTTCTGATGGTTGATAATGTCCAACATCCCGTCGAAACCAGCAGTAATTGTCCTGCCGTGGATGGGCTGTCGCGTATCATCCTCAATTCGCATCATTCTATGTCCTCCCTATTATCTCCCATGTCCCTCTTTGCCAAACATATAATCACGGCACCTGCCGCTGTCAGAAACCCGACAAGCAGCAGAGGCCAAAACCACCATGGCATCATTAATCAACCACCGGCATATCATCCAGAATGTAGTCGATATAGTCACTCTCGTTCTGCCACTCAGTTTCGAGACGGTCAATCTGCAACCACAACCGCTTGATCTGCAAAATGTCCGTGGACTTGCCCCGGTACAGTTCCGCAAGGTCGTTGTGCAGCTTAGCCAGTTCATCCTTGATAGTCATACAGTCTCCTTGTTCAAAATCTTAGCAATACGCATTGCACCGTTAATGCTGTCAAATTCTCCGTACTGCTGGAAATAGCCCTGCTTAGCATCATGGTCCAGAACGGCCACAATGTTGCCCCAGTTGGTTTTCACGGCAATAAAAATATCCTTACCCATCAATCTTCCTTCTCAATCCAACCAGCGGCTCTCAAGCTCACCAGAGCCTCCGCCGCCTTGTCCTCACGGTACTGCGTGCCCACCGGGGAGCCGAAATGCACAATCGGCACGTCCTGAATGCCTCTATCCATCGGAAGGCCCCTTAAGTCCAAAACCGCCAGCCCACACCCACAACTTAGCAAACCACAGCGGAACCTTACGATAACCCCTGCTAGTCACAATGTAATTATCCATTTGACACTCGATTGTCAATATCCTCAACCCACGCAGCAGCCACCGCAGCGACCTGCACAAGCTCAGTCTTCAGCTTGTCGTAGTCCGACTCCGCAAGCGCCTCGAAGACCTCCTCCAGAAGGATATCGCGCCAAGTACCTTCCTCTCCGGAGAATACGTCATCGGTATAATCGGTGAACTCCTTAGCAAGGTCAAGGGCAGTATAGTCGTTAAAATTACCCTGAAGGCCAATATCCAGTGGATAAGTCCAAGAGCCCGTCCCGTCCGGGTGAGACTGCTTGCCCCACTTCTTAAGCTGCCGAAGCCGCTCCTTCGCTACCTCCTGTAGCACCTGATTCGTTGTTGTCATAACTCCAATCTACCCCTCAAAACGACGTTTCCGGCCAATCCAATGTTACGATCATGTTACAAACGCCCATATGGGCAAAAATCAGCAAAAAATAAAAAACTGGGGGCGAAAACCAAGTGTTCCCTTTTTCACAAGTACCCCCGAGGCCAAAAACATGAAGTTAACTCGCAAAAACTCGAATTCTTTCAGCTTTTTCCCAGCAAACTTACAGTCTTTCCAAAGCTTCAAACATGATTCATATTCAATAACAAACTCAACAATTGATTCATGCTCAACAACAATACAATCATTGATACAACAGTCATACATAGATGATCACACATACATTGATTCATACATGAACAATACTCAACACACCACTAACACAACACTTGTATTAACATACATTAATGGTTAGCTACATGATACATACACCAATACATTGATTCAACTCTCAACAAACATTCAGCTTTCATACATATAACACTCAGTATTGAGTACTGCTCATATATTCACTATTCAGCGAACATTCAGAAAACCTTCAGTTAACTCATTGCTCATTCATAACTTGATCTTTACTCAACACTTCAAACATGACACAAACTCAACACTGCAAACAACATGACAAACATTCATCCCAAATCGAACACAATTGCTAAACTCCACATACATGTAACATTACATACTCTGCGGCCCTGTACGCCTCTCTAAGGCCCTATACCCCCATAGTGACCCGTTACCCCTACCTAGCCCCTGAAAGGCGCTTAGAAACGAAATGGTGCCTTCTGGGCATATACATGCTGGGCACCACCAAAGGGCATATGCACTACATCCCATACAAGCACGGTCATACCGGTATGAGGGAGGACAGACAGAACAGTCTAGTACATACGTTCGAATCGGAACCTAGCCCGCGAAATACACCATAATCGGCTATTTGTCAAGACCATACTTGTGTTGTACTGGCGATTGTAACCACCGGAGGGGAGGGGCCTCGGACATGTGAGGGAAAGTCGGGAAAAGCGCGAGGATGTGGATAAAACTTCACCTATTCTGCATACTGGTATTCGTCAAAATAACCCACACAAATGTTAGGCGCTGGCCTTGTGGAGGGCATAGTATTGAACCAATCGGCCCCCACGGCTGGGAAGGGCTTCTGAATCGAAGTCGCGCACAACGTGGGCTGGGTCCGAGGGAACGCCACACAAGCGGGGCCGCTAGATACCGCTGAGAGTTTTTGACAGGCCGCATGTAAGCGGGGATTCGTTCTCCTATTGTGGGTGTCGCCCCTGCACAGTGAGAACGTGTGTGAGCGTCATAGCTCAACAGGGGACGTATTGACAGTGAAACGACAAAAGGAGCATGGGATGATGAGAATGCGTTTCAAGGGGTTGCATTTTGCAGCTATCGTGATCGTGGCAAGTGCAGCACCGGTGATCGTTGACACGTTCACACCGGAGACCCCCGTCCCGGTTGTGGAGGTTCAGCCTGCACCGGCTGAAAGCCCCGCTCCTATCCAAGAGGATGACCCCGGGTGGGATTGCCGGACCATGGGCAACCTGTCTTGTGGGGTGGAGGTTGAGGGTGAGTGGTATGTAATCACCTTCGATGCTAAGGGCAAGCCGGTGGCGGTCCGGGAGCGGTAGTAGAGCAAGAGTCGAAACGCCTTGGGGCGCTCGTTACTACTTTTACCGCGACACGGTTTCGGGTGAGGTTGAAACGAAACTCTCCCGTTAGTTGGCGTTGCTTTGACACTCATGCGACAATGGGTGTCTTAGTTGCACTCACTAAACGAAAGGTAAGGAATCATGGATTGGGATGACTATGAGAACGTGGGCGAGTCTGACACGGTTCTCCTTGCATGGAAGATCGTTAGCACTGACGGGGTTACCGTTTTTGAGACTGACGTGCAGATTACCGGGGCCACGTTCCGTAAGATGATCGCGGCGGTGGCGAAATGACTAACGCAACCCCCACCACTACGATTCAGTCCGCTTTGGATGACGCCCTGCGTGTTATCCAGTCGCTGAACCCGAACGTGCCTGCCGCTCTTGCGGTGATCATCGCGCCCCACAAGGGTGCTCACGGTACGTTCCTTGCGGACTCGTGGACTGACACCGCTGGCGAGCACACGGGTTCGGCCCGCCATGAAATCGCCATGAACCCTCAGAGCTTCGACAAGGGTGCTGAGCAGGTCCTGTCTACTCTCATCCATGAGACGGCGCACGCGCTGGCTCACGCTACAGGGGTGAAAGACACCTCGCGTCAGGGCCGTTTCCATAACGGCAAGTTCCGGGACGTGGCAACGGCCATGGGCCTTGTGGTGGTGGAGGATGACAAGATCGGGCACCGCACTACGGGTTTGCAGGAGCACGCGAAAGTGGAGTACGCGGACACGCTGGCCGCTCTTGAGGCTGTGCTGGTGACGTTCAAGAAGCCGGACAAGCCCAAGGTCAGCAAGAAAACGACGGTGCGGGTTGCGTGTGACTGTGACCAGCCGGTAACCTTGCCGATCAAATGGTACGAAGAGGTTATGGCGTCCACGCTGGTCTGTAATCTGTGCGACGGTGGATACCTCCCTGTCGTGCTCGCTGTGCGCTGATATGGGGCAGGATGACCGGTTCTATGAGGTCTAGTATCGTACCCTTGAGGGTGTACACGAAGTGGGATGTTCTTATGGGGATTCATATCCCCATTCCGGAGGTTGTGATCCGTAAGGATTAGCGCTACTGTGTGTGTGGGCCTAGTGATGAGGTAATGACGGGAAAGTGAATGCACGGTGTGACCGTGACTAAGAATCACTGAAACTTACCCCGTAGCCCGCTTTTTGGTTTTTGACAATGAAAGGTCAATTATGGACGTTTACCAAGACACCCTGAAAATTTTCGTGATCGTGACTACGGTCAACGGCGCTACGCTGGTGGATCAGTACGGCAATGCATCGGCGTTCGGTTCATTGCGTGCCGCTATGAATTTCGCCAACTCTTTCGGTCGAGAGATTAGGTGGTTCTGATGGCTAACACTCAGGCGCACTGCGCTAGGTGCAAGCGTATCAATTGTCCGCTGGCGGGGGTGGAGGGCCACACTTGGAATACTGAGGGCGTGCCACGTCCCCAGAAAAAGGTACGTAAGGTGCAGTTTCGAAAGGACGGGATCTACAAATGACTGAACGGATGACACGCGCTGAGGTTGAGCGCTATGTGGAGCTTGTGAAGTCTGCCGCTGAGCGTGAGGGGCTTACTGATATCGCTTACGGGGGTCACGTCAAGTTCGCTGACCTGTATTTGCAGGGCGCTTACGGGACTTACCGCCTGACTACGGGTAACGCTGATGTTGGTTCGGCGCGGGGCCTGCGTGAGGTTCACACATTCTTGCAGGGCATTTACGCGGGTATTGATGCAATTCGGCATTCTCGGGTCGAGCGGGATAGCAGGTGAGTACTGCACGTGCGGTTCTGCTGGGTATCGTGTTCCCTCTTGCGTGTATCGCGCTGGGGCTGTATGTTTCGGGTAACTACTAGGAGGTTGGTGTGAAGTTCAAATATTTTGTCGGTCCGCAAGGTGTGCCTTTCCCTTATGCCGGTTTCATTTCGCAGTTGGACGCCGAGAAGTGGGCGGATGACAACAAGGACTTGGGTTATCTTGTAACCAATGAGGACGGTTGGACTATTTGACATTCAGTTGTCAAAGCTCAATGGGGCGCTGTACGCCTCTGTAACGGGTTCGCGACCCGGTTGGGCACTGTGACCATAAGGCCACGTCAAAACGCCTTAGATTCGATTCTGGGCACTGTTGAAAGGGTATTGCAATGGAACTGCGTATTGAGCTTGAGGATGATGTGACGTTTGAGGCAGCTACGGCGCTCTTGGATGAGATTCTTGACGCCTACCTTGTGCATGGCGTCATTGACGGGGAGGTTTCCGAATGACAACCGAGAAGCGCTCCGATTCCACACGGACGGATGAGGCTAGGGGTGAGGCTATTCGCCTTCGCGCCCGCCGCAATCACCAGCGCTCCATGGGTTGGAGGGTTTAGTGGGAAAAGGTTTTAGTGTCCTCGCTTGCATATTTCTAATTATTGCTTATGGCATTCTCCTTGGGCACTCTGATTATTGGGAGGCACTACTGGTCGTATTAGGCATTGGCAGTGTGTTCTTCACTGTTCTCGCTATTGGTGTCGCCGTCTACGAGGCGGGTAAGCGCAAGGGCGCGCGACGTGGCTAAGCCGGTTGTGACTCACGTTGTCAAGTGTCACGGGCAGTTGTGCCAGTCGGGTTCTGAGGCTTACTGTGAAGCAGTGGCTCGGAGCCTGAACGAGCAGTATCAGACCGATGAGTACACCGTTGAGCAGTGGAGGGCAGAATGAGTTTCAAGGATGAGGTCCGGCTGTACCAGTCCGTGTTCCATGTGGAGCTTGCCCCGGTTGCTTGGGATGAGTCCTTGGCATGGGGTGGTACTGGCAAGGGCCATTCGTTGGGTCACGGTAATGCGCTTTCGAACCGGGAGTGCCTTGCTATTTCTGATTACCGGTATGAGGGTGTGGAGGAGTTCTGATGAAAATAAGTCGTAGGTATCTCCGTTTGGAGCGCGAGATTATTGCTGTGCGCCGCAAGATAGCGGTTGCGGAAGAGTTCGGTCTGGTGTACCAGTCTGATGTTTACGATCTTGCACTTCTTGAGTCGAAGTTGGTGAAGGCGAGGAAGTATGTTCCACGTTGGCGATAACGTCCGCATCATTGCGGCGGGCATTGATTGCAAGAAGTGGGGTGGGGTTATTGATAAGTCGTGATCTGCGTGCGGCCCTGATTCGATCTTTGACCCGTGAGGAGGCAGTTGAGTTTGCGCTGTCTCTGGTGCAGAGTGAGTACAGCATTGGGGAGTACGAGTGGGATTCGAAGTTGTCTAAGATTATGGAGGCTAGGAATGGATAGCAGGTTCTACATCAACGAGGTTGAGCCGGATGGTGTTCCTGAGCATTACGGAAAGCTCATCTACCCTGATGTTGTGGGCGTGGTAGATTCGGAGCGGGGTGGGATTATCCTGTACTGTGACCGGAGTTCTGCCGGTATGATTGTCGAGGCTCTGGAGGCTCACAATGGCGACTATTGACACTGTAGGGTCAACGATCACTGAGCAGGATATCGAGGAGTTCGTGAGGCTTCTTGAGGATTCCGAGGATGCTCCCCATTGCGAGGCTCGGCATCTTCTACGGGACCTTACCCCGATGGGTCCGTGTTCGCATGTTGTAACTCATCGTTACGTCGCGGATTGCCCCAAACAGCCAACTCAGGATAAGCTGGTGTGTCAGAATTTTGTGAATCAGGCCATTGAGTCCGATCACAATCATGGTGGGGTTTACTGCTGGAAGGTGATCCCGGTCTGATGCTGCACACGGTCTGGTCTGCGGTTGACAATTCTGTGTCAACTCCCGCTAAGAGTGTTAGGCAGTTCGAGGGGTGGGATGCTAAGGCTCGTGCTCTGCACCATGCCAGCGTGCTTGCGCGGGTCGTGGTGGATGCTCCTGTGTTCATGGTGACCGACCCTGAGGGCAATGTGATCTGGCGTAGCAGAACAGTGTGATTGACCCGATGGATTGGAGTGGTGAATGCTGAAACGTGATCGTGCTGTGGAGTTCCTTGCGGAGGAGTTCTGGCGCTCTTCGGGTTCGTACCAGTTCGTGGCGGACTGGACCGCGCTGTGCTCCGGCTATCCGGGGCTGGTGAGGGAGTACCGAGTTAGGGCTACTGGGATTGTGGATTTCCTGAATGAGAACTGGGTTTTTCTCGTGGAGGTGGCCGAAAAGTGAGAACCTTGATTTTCCGGGGTTTTTGACCACATTTTTTTCAGCCCCTACCTTACTAAAACATATAACGTTATTTAGTTATATTGTCATATACACGTATAACATTTAGGTATTAGACACTATTAGAGCTATCAGAAATTTTTCCCGCCTATTCACTGGTAACTTTTTTCTGACCGGTTCCAAAATTCGTTTTTGGGGGTATTTTGGGCCGTTTTGCGACGACATTGGTGTGATAAGGTGTAGGAAGAATGAGAAACAATATGACAGAAGGGCATGACATTGACTGCTAGACCTACACCGGCTCAGGCTATCGCTTTGGGCAAGGTTTCGAGGGCCGCTGATCGTTTGCGGGACGCCCGCGCCACTGTGGAGGAGCGTATCCGGCAGGCTGCTTTCGAGGAGTTGGAGCAACTGAGGTACGCTGTGAAGTTGGAGGTTCAGAACGCTTACGCGATCAAGGACAGCGGCAATCCCATGGCTAAGGTGCTGCTGAAAAGGGCACTGGGCACGAAGGACCACACGACCTTGGAGGAGTACCTTTCGGGGTTCGAGGATTCCACGATTGACGAGGTTCAGTATGAATTCGATCTTTCGGACAGGTTCAACCCGTCTATTAGGATTGCGTTCTGGGTTAATTCTCAGGGTATGCGTTTTGATGGTCCCGAGGTCCTTTCCTTTAATATGGGCGGGTACCCGAATTACAGTGCTGATGGTGCTATTTACTCGCAATTGAGTGCAGATGACGAGATTGCGTTTTTGACGCAGATGCGTGAGAAGATGATGGAGGCCAAGAATGCCGGTTGAGGTTGCCGAGCTTAGGAAGTTCTTCCAGCAGGGTTTCGTGCCGGGGCCTTTCGCGCTGAGCCGGGGTAAGCTGCTTGTTCTGGGCATGGGACAGAAGATCGCGGACTACGAGCCGCCCGCATTGTTCACGGCACCCGATAGCCCGTCGCAGTTCACCCGTGAGCACAACAACGGCACGGACAAGCTGTACGGCACTATCCTTACCCATGCGGCTCAGCAGTTGTACGCTGTTCGGTACGCTCAATCCAACATGGGTTTCGCTGACCAGCCGTTGACGTTCAAGTGTCATTGGGCGTGGTTCGAGCCCGGGCTTATCACGGTGGCTGTTGACGGTTCGTTCGTGCAGGAGGAGACGGAGAGCAGGCTATGATAAAGGACAAGCACATCGGGTATAACAATGTTTCACGCTTGGAGCCGGGCGACAGGTTGCATTTCCACGCGGATGAGGATTTCCGTGAAGACTGGGATGGGCCGAGGGATTTTGACATTACTGTGTCAAGTACATTTCTGAATTCCCGCCATGGCCCTCGTATTTATTCCGTGGAGCGTATCCCGAATGGTCGTGACCCTAAGTTTTTTACCGGTAAGGATGATGTTTGGGAGAATGACTGGTATCTTGATGATGACTGGGAAATCACGATTATCGAGGAGGATTAGATGAACTGCCCTTACTGTGGTGTTGAACTGTGCCAGTCGGGTGCGGTACTGTGGTGCAATTGCGGGTTTGAGCGTGAGATTGAGGTGGAGGACTAGATGGCTAAGTGGAACATAGAAGTTTACAGCCGAACAGCACGAGGACAAATTGAAAACGTATTCGATGGCGATGACATTGGGTGCGCTATTGGCGTAGCTGAAAATACTAAGGGGTACGAATTTACGATGGCAAGGAGGGCTTAGATGAGCATTTATAGGTTCACCGTGTACGTGAAGGCGGACACCGTGCAGGAGGCAATCGACAAGGCGTTCGATTCGAACGATATCTACGATTACGAGTTTGAGGATGTGGTGGAGCCGTGACGGCTATTGTGAAGAACTACGCGCTGACGACGAGCGTTAGTTTTGAGTACGATGAGAACGAGATTGACCCTTTTTGGTACGTTGATGAGGGCAAGCGGCGTTGGCGCATGGACGGCATTTACGCCGGTATCACGGACGGCATTTACGCCGGTATCACGGACGAGGCCGGTATTTGGGAGCACCTTGCCTATAATGCTCTGGTCAATGGCGTGACGGATGCTTCTGGTCTTGACGGTTGGGGCGATCTGGAGCGTGGGCAGCTTACGGCGAGTATCGTGTATGGTGCTACCAATATTGAGGAGGTATAGTGACTACAGTAGGAGACCTTAGGGTCGTATATATTCCCCAAGTGCCAATGAAGGCGTATGTGGTGGAGTTGCCGTCCGGGTACACGCTGGAGCAGGCAAAGGTGGTATTGGATGCGGTGGTGGGCTTGTCTATTTTCGAGTTTGAGAACAAGGTCAAGCCTGACTATTCGGATTGCTCTGCGATTGAGCGGTGGGAGCTTGACAGTGGGGATGATTACGCTTGGTTTTGGATCGATGAGGAAGAGTACGAGGAGGATTGACAGATGATTGTCAAAACGACTACAGGCAGTGTGTACGAGTTCAAGGACTTTACCCCGAATAAGGGTTGGGCGTTCGTTAGACGCGTGCGTGAGGACGCTGAGGGGCGTTCGTTAGACGCGTGCGTGAGGACGCTGAGGGGCGTTTGCGCCGTGATGGGGAATGGTTGCACATTCTGGAACATCGGGCTATTGTTGAAGGTATTTCGATGATTCTGACATTGGAGCCGCTGGGCGAGGGTGATGTTACTTTTAGGCGCACGAGCGCTGTTACTGAGATTGTGGAGGATTAGATGACTGATCATAGTGAGGCAGCTAAGGCCGCGTACCCGGGGGACTCCGGTGCTGCACCGGGAATACAGGCATGGCTGTCAGGAGCACGCACTGGCTACGACCGTGGCGTGGCCGACACCCTCGCGCAGAAGCTCGAAGCCGAACGGGAGGCGCTGGCGAGGGTTCTCTACGAGCACGCGACAAAGGACTACGCGGGATTCGTCCCTAAGTGGGAATCGGCACCCGAATACCTGCGCGGGTACACCCAGCAGCAAGCCGACGCGATCCTCGCCTCTGGCGTCATCCGTGAGGCGGGCAAGCCGGTCGTGAACGTCGAGGCGCTGGCCGAGGCGATGCAGAACGCATCACCCGCCCAGCTTGACCACGAGGGCAGCACCTACAAGCCGATGTATCTCAACTGGGCTTCGCGACTCACCGCCCCGGACGGCCCGCTGCGCGACGAGCGCGAGGTCAAGGCCGAGGCACTTGAGGAGGCCGCAAAGATGTATACGGCTGACGGTGGTCACGTTACAGATGTGATGTGGCTTACTGACTATATTGCCGAGATTAGGGGTGTCTGATGGACTACGTGGGTAAGCTTACGTACCTGTCAGGTTCTGATAAGTGGTACGTGAAGGACAATTGGAATCAGCCTATCCAGATCGGCGGGATAAAATTTTTTAGCACAATCAGTCACGCTACTGCTATCATCGAAGGACGCGGGCTCACATTGCGTGACCGGGAGGTGTGGGCGTGACAAAACTGTTAGAAACATTTGGCCGTTGTGGAAAGTGCGGAGCGCGTGTTAGGCTCGGAGTGTTCGGCTGGGAACATGTGTACCCAGATCATTCACCCCGCGATGTTGTTCGAGATTAGAGGAAGAGGAGAATATGATCAAGACTTTTAACGTGGGCGACAGGGTTCGTCTGATCGAGGATTATGGCAGTTGGAGCAAGGGGGCACGAGTTCACGGTGTCTGAAGTGCATGAGGCCACTGATTATAAGTCTGGTGCTGGCTTTACCTCGGAGGAACTGGTCTACCCAATGGGCGTGTTTTCTAAGCGTTTGGAACTGGCTCCTGAGCGCAAGTTCAAGGTGGGTGACCGGATCAAGGTTATTCGTGGCCCCTATAGCGCAACTGGACCGGGTGTTATTGCGAGAGTGCTCACAGATGGTTACCACTACAAGCCGGACAAGAATAACAGCAACTGGAGGCTCGTTTTTGAGAATGAGATTGAATTGGAGGACAGTGTGAAGGTTGGCGATAAGGTCAAAGCGACTCTGGGCGAGTCGGTGCTGGTAGGTGAGTTTTATAAAGAAAGCAGCGCTTACTTCAATATCCGTCCCGAGGGTGCTACTGATGAGAACTACTTGCGCAAGCAGGACGGCTGGAAGCTAGAGGTTGTTGCCCCGGCGCTTCCTACAGGTATTGGTGCGGTGGTCCATGTGGACACCGATCAGGTAGGCTATGTGTGGACGCGCACTAGTGAGAAGAGGTGGAGTTCATCTTACACTGGAACAAGTGTGGACAACGCTTTCCTTTCCAATTACAAGTTCACTGTCCTTTCGGAGGGTGTCAATGTTTAAGGCGGGGGGTAAGCGTGTTCCTCAGGTTGGTGACACGGTGAAGTTTGTTGGTGACACCCAGATTGTTCGATTGAAGGATTATGTCGGCACCCTTCAGAAGACGTTGTATGGCGCTGGTAATATGTTCATGCTGAATGGCCTTCCAGTAGCCCTGAAGGAGGTCGAGGTTATTATCCCCGAGGAAGTTGACACTACAGCGTCAAAGCGTCTGGACGCGGATAAGGTTGCAACTGCAATCAAGTCTAAGGTTCACGATGTTTACGCCGCTGAGGATACGGTAGGGGTCAGTAGGGCGAGTAAGGCGGTCAATCGTGTCCTGTTGAAGCTGTTGGCGGATATCGAGTCCGGCAAGTTCGACGCCTGATGTTGAACTGGCTGCTTGCAGTCTTCGTGATTCTGGCGGGGCTGGCGGCTTTTATTGTGCCGTCAGCCTTGCTGATAACGTGGATTGCTGATAAGGTTTTCAAAAGAATCGAACCGGGAGGTTAAGAATGTATAAGCAAATTGTTTCAGATGAACCATGGCAGGCTTCGGTTTCTAGCTATGGTGATGACGTACTGTTGGATCATGGTGGAGATAGGTCCTTTGCCGCATATAGGTGGGGTGAGGTCCTGCAACTGCGTGACGCCCTGAATGAGCACATCGCGGAGGTTGAGTCGTCGCGGGAAGCGGCTAAGCCTAAGATTCCCACCAAGCCGGGGGCTGTGATCCAATTCAATAGCGGTAATCGGAGGGTTGTTTTCCGTGGCAATGACGGAAGATGGGCGCGGAAGAACACTTTTACAACTTGGGACGATGCTCGGATTCAGGAGAGCGCCGATGAGAACGGTTTCACCGTTTTGTATGAAGGTGCTGACCGATGAGTGTCAACGTGGGCGATAAGGTCCGGATCAATACTGCTAGTGCCGAACAGGCTTATCATCGTTTTGACGGGCAGACGGGTGTTGTGACTGGCATTAATCAGGATGGAGCCAGTGTTTTGCGGGACAACACATTAAATAGTCTTTACTTCTTTTTCGATGAACTGGAGGTAGTACCCTCGACTCCCGCCCCGAAGGTGACGCTGGACAGCATTTACGATGTTTACAAGTCCACCCCAGAAGGTGGGGATGTTGTGGAGAACATTAAGGCACTATTAGAGGAAGCGGGGTACAATTTTTGAGTCTGCGTGAGGGTGATAAGCGCCAGATCGAGTCGATTGTGCGTGTTGACAGGCTGGCCTCCCGTGGTAATGTTGTGGCGAAGGTTTTCCGCAATAAGGATGTAGTGGAGCGCTACCCGGTTACCTTTTATGGGGTTGACCCGCTGGAGGCTAGTGAGTACTATGAGAAGATGTGGAAGGTGACTATTTAAATGTTCACGGTAATTACGGAGAGCGGTGTGTTCCGGGTTTCGGCCAAGCACCTGACGGCGTTCAAGAATGCCCATACTGTTATGGGTGTGCATAAGGATGGGCAGACGTATGCTCGACTGTGGTAGTTTCCATCAGGGGTGATGGGTAAAGAAACAAGGCCGCGAGGTTGCGGCGCTGTAGGGGAAAGACGGGTTCAGGGGTGCGCTGATCTTTCCGACTCGGTAGTGCGGTACGCAAATGGAAAAGCGATTGGGGAAATAAACCCAATGTTGTTACAGGTTCGAATCCTGTCCGCGCACAATGCAAGTCCGATCTAATTATGCCGGGATACCGGATTTTCGGGGGTACCGCTTGCAGAAGTCCCAGTTGGTTCCGGTAGTTCCGGATTTCTAGGGCGCAGGTCACTCCTGCGAAACGCCTAGTCTGGGCAAGTTTTCCCAACAAATCTCAGTCTCGATACTTTTGATGAGTTGGGCTTGCAGGTAACGAAATACTAGTAAGAAACATAAAGCCCGTGTAGAGTGATACGTGATAGGGGCCGGGTGCCTGCTGTAAGTTTGAGAATAGTTGACAACAAGTGAGTTGCTGATGGTGAGTGATTGTTGAATTTACTCTGGCACACTATTCCCAATTGATTTATTAGTGTCAATCGATTCTAAGAGGAGGAAATATGAGTACCACATTCAAGGTGGGCGACCGGGTTAAGGTCACCCAGAAAGCGGTCAACGCGGCGCAATACCCGATTGGGAAGGTGTTCACGGTTGCCAAGACGTGGGGCAGTGCCAACAATCAGGTTGTCAAGGATGAGGCAACTTATGGTCTTGGTATTCATGCCCGTCACGTCGAACTGATCCCGGATTTTAAAGTAGGGGATAGGGTTCGCGTTGTGAGCCACAAGGCTTCCGGTGACCGGACCAAGGCATTACACCCCATTGGTTCGGAGTTCGTGGTGAACAACACATGGTTTGATGCTGGTAAGCATTTTGTCAATAAGTGGGGAAGCCCCAACGGCATCGAGGATTACAACGTTGAGCTTGTGGTGGATGAGCCTGCGAAGACCAAGCGGGTGAAGGTTTCTTTTGAGGCCGAGATTAGTACTAACCAGTATCATGATATTGAGTACGTAAAGTCTCCCGCTGGAAATTTCTACCTTGACAATATCCGGGAGATTCCGGGTGCCACGGTGGAGTACATCCCAGAGCCGATTGTGCTGCCGACGAAGAAGAATGCGGTCATCCAGATCGATAATCGCGTTTGGGTTAAGAGCCTTGAGCAGTTCGGGATTTGGTGGTCTGGCAGTTCCAGCGCAAGTATCACTGCCCTTACCAAGCAGGCAAATCAGGCCGACAAATATCGCGTGATCTTCGAGGGTGAAGATGCCTGAGACTAGTCACCTAATCTGGGACGCTGAGGCTCTCGACACTTCTCTGGTTAGCCACCTCACTAACGTTTACAGCGCTTCAATTAGAGCCTTGCATGGTATAGAAAATATGACATTTTCAATAGATAACATTGATTGGATTGATCCAACACCGGTATTCCCGGCACAAGCAGTAGAGGAGGATGTTATGACAGTTTACACTCGTGAAAGCTTCACTGAGGCCCTGATTGAGGATTATGCTCGACGCAATGGCGCTATTCCCACGTTATGGGAGAGGGCGATGCGTAGTTGTATCAATACGTGGCTGGGATACTACACTGATCGCAATTTTGAGAATTTCGCCAACACTTTTGGGCAGTACGGGCGTTACATGTATGTGAGTCTTGAGGGTGATGGAGAGTGGGATTACAATTATGACGTTAACGTCCCATCCCCCCATGGCATCCGTGTTACCAAAATTTACACCACCGAGGAGACTGGGGTTAGCGTGGCTGAGGCAGTGTCCGCCTTGAAGGCAGCGCTTCCGAAGTGGGTTGAAGTTTTTGTGGTCAAGGGCGCGATCCGTTTTCGCACTGACCGACATTTCTTCGAGTCCGCTCTTGACGGCCTCAAGAAGGTGCGAGTTAACGGTCATGGTAAGGAGCGCTATGTTGGTCACATCGCAATCGCACAGGCCACCGAGGCAGCACGAACTTTCAAGCGAAATTATGTCAACACCATTCGCCAGCAGATGAAGGACCGAGCCATGGTTGACAATCGAGTGTCAAAGCCTGTTCGCTCCGGTCAGGGGGACGTGGTGGCGTTCTACAAGCGGATCGCTGCCGAGCGTTCTACGGATGAGCGCATCATTAACAAGTTCACCCTTGCAGGTCACGGCCTTGTTTCTTCCCGCAACTGGGGCATTGAGGTTGAGGTTGCTGGTGCTCGCGGTTGCGAGCGTCCCGCTGGTTGGGGTAAGAAGGGCGATGGTAGTTTGCGTAGCGCCTACCTTCCGCATGATGATGAGAACCGCCACCGTGACCGCATCTGGGTTGAGGATGACGAAAACTCAGGAGACGGTCACTGGATTAATAATCCTAACTTCACCAGCTACGATTCGTGCGTAGAATGCATGACGTACCGTGCAAACAATGGTGACAGTGATGGCTATGGGGACACTGCTGAGTTCGTGTCGCCCATTCTGCATTCTTACCATTCGAAGGGGCTGGAGAAGCTTCTGGTTCAGGTGAACGAGCAGCCGCAGAACAACTCTGCTGGTGTTCACGTTCATGTGGACGCGTCAGATTTGACGGTAAAGCACATTGGCTCGCTGGTGTACGGATACTCTGTTATCGAACCTCTTCTTGAGGCTAGCTACCAGCGTACTAAGCGCCAGTACTGCCGTACACGCCCCGCTCAGGACAATGTGGCTATTGTGAAGTCCGTCAAGGAGCTTTCGAAGGACATAGGAACGCTGTTCGATAAGGAAAGCCTCTACACCGGCGACCGGTACGTGACCCTGAACCTTCAGGCGCTGTCTGATCACGGCACGGTGGAGTTCCGCGCCATGGGACCCGTGTACGACTACGAGTACCTCATTAAGTGGGCGCACATCTGCCGTGAGCTTGTGAACGTGGCCAAGGCGGGTGTGAAGCCCTCCGAGTGGAACAAGGTGAAGAGCTTCAATGATCTTCAGTCCCTGTTCATCCGCAAGGGCGCTGAGAGCGTTGACATTCTTATGTCAACTATCGACCAGTCGCACATTGACGGTATCATCGAGCAGAACGTGAGCATCAACTACGATTTCAAGAACGACGTTCTCGCCGGTTCGCTGGTGGGTGTGGCTGGTGAAATCTGATGCAGGTCTGGGTTCTTAAGTCGAATAATGGAGATGGATATATCTACGGAATTTACGACAATGAAACGGCGGCAGTTTCCGACAAGGAGAGTCTGAAAAACACCATGGTCGAACGCTGGAATGTTGACACCCGGCCAATGGCGGATTAGTCTGTAGTTAGCCCCCTTGTCCAAAACATGTAAGCCGTGTAGACTCGTACGGTGGGGCGCTAGGGCACGAACCTGATGGTGAGCAGGGAGTATAACTCACCACCTAATCTTTCGCATTGCGAACAAATAGGGGCAACCAAGTCCCGCTTAATATAGGAGGTAATAATATGTGTGCTATTTGGGGTTTTAGTCTGTCTGAGGGCAGCAAGATCAATAGTCGTTCGCTGGCAAATGCGCTGGCGACCTACGGCGAGGTTCGAGGTACTGATTCCAGTGGCTGGGCTTTCGCCACCCGTGAGGGCAAGACGGGGATGTTCAAGTCTCCGGTTCCCGGCAGCCAGCTTTCGATGAAGACGATGCCGCGCAAGGCGGATACGGTCATCGGTCACAACCGGTTCGCCACTCAGGGGCTTCCGAAGTTCAACGAGAACAACCACCCGGTCCAGTCTGTGCAGAAGCACATCACACTGGTTCACAACGGTCATATCTCTAATGACATGGAGCTTCGTTTCGACCTTAAGGGCGGGCAGGGGCTTGCCGATGTTGACACGGCGGTGATCCCCGCTGTACTGGAGGAGTTCGGTGTTGAGGGCACGGAGAAGATCGCAGGCTACGCGGCTGTGGCATGGCTGGACGACCGAACGGGCAACACCCTGCACCTGTCCCGACTGGACCACTCCCCCGTTTCCATCGCGCGTCTGCTGGACGGTTCCATCGTGTTCGCATCCACGGATGAGATTCTGGCTAAGGCGCTGTACCGCCTGAACCTTAAGTGGATCGGCTCCTACCCGGACACCTTCCAGATTCTGGATGACGGTGACTATCTGATGGTAACTGACAGTCAAGTGTCAATGGGGCCTAAGCTCGAATGGAACGATGACTACTGGATGGGTCGGTACACCTCTAATTCGTGGCGCACAATGGCCAACAAGGCTATTAGCACCACAGCCCCCAAGGGTGGGCACTACGAGTACGTGAAGGGTCCGAATGGTGTCTACACGTCTACGTGGGTGCCGGATGTTGCGCTGGCTGACGACGGTTTCTTCGATGAGGACCAGATTTGGCAGGATTATCAGGAGAACGCGGCAGCGGACAACTTCTACGCTCTCGACCATGACGGCGATTATCAGGGTTTCATTACCCTGCCGGGGCTTGTGGCATACCTGAAGTTCCAGCGCTCCACTAAGGGGCCGCTGACGGAGAAGTTCGAGGATGGTTGGACTAACGCCATTCTGGATGTGGGCCACATCGACTATACGGATGAGAATCCGGAGATGGTGTCGTGGGTTGCACAGATGAAGGCTCCTGAGGAGTACACCAACCAGATCGAGGGCGGTCTGGATTGGATTCAGGACGGCCTGTGGATTCTTCAGGGGGTGATGGCGTAATGCGGCTCGGATACGAACCACTCTCGTGGCCTTGGAGCGTGGGAACGCTTTACTCCACTGGAGAGTACCTGCCATATGCGCTTTTCTACACGAAGGGCGATGCGGAGAGATTCTTCGAGAATGCCGTAGTATCAGAGCATGATGTTATTCGAGGGCCGGAGACAGAATGAAGATTCCGCAGTTCATCGAGGCCATCGGGTACTATGATGACGAGATAGACCGGGATACGGCGTTCAACTTTTTCGTGGAGACTATGGAGGATGAGGGTTATGAGTGATTTTGTTCCTACTACTGAAATGGTCAAATATGCCTATGTTGGTTTTCAGGATTCAGGAAGTGCCCAGTCACGCAATTACGCCAAGGACAAGTTCGATAATTGGCTGAAGAAGCACGATGCTGAAATCCGTAAGGAGGTCATGCTGTCTGCGCAGTCTCAGATCACCGAGGCGCTGGCTGTGGGGATGCAGTTCGATCCGGGAGCGAGAACGACTCTGGCTATGATTGACATTCTGAGCAGGAAGGATGAGAGTTATGAGTAAATTTATTTGGGATGACTCTGGCTTGGGTTCCCTGATTTGGGAGACTTCTATTGAAGACGAGGGGACCATTTCCGCTACTGGGGCAAACATTGTAGCTCAGGCGATCTTGGGATCGGATTGGCTGAAGAAGCACGACGCTGAAATCCGCGAACAAGCCATTAAGGACGTGTGGGCTGGCGTGGATGCAGCTTATGCTCAGGAGATTGGTGCCAGATGATCATCGAGATTCCAGTCTGTGCTTGCGGCGAGAAGATGGTTCCAGCGCGAAACGACCATTATTTCGTATGCTGGAACTGTGACGTAACGCAGGCCATTGAGCACACGATTGTTTCGTTTGACGAGAACGGTCTTGGCGTGTATGGTGAGAGGGTGCCGACGATTCAGGATCAGAAGTACAAGAAGGAATGGAAGAAGCGCAAGATCGAGTTCTATGGGGAGGATGATAAGAGCTAATGGACGAGTACGATGAATTCATTGAGGATTTCTATGAGGACGAGGATTATCCTTACGA